ATACACGACAATATCTTGAGCAAGTGCAAGATTCTGATAGAAAAATACAGAATAAAATACAGGAAGAATACCGCTTAAGGCTTTTGGCAACCAGTATATCTTCTTTTTCAAATGGAGATAAAGTGCAGACTTCCGGCGGAAAAGACCGTGTTGGTGATGCTGTAACCAGAATTGTTGAATTGCAGCAGGAAATAGCATCTGATGTCAAGGAACTGGCAGAATTGCAAATGAAAGTTTCCGGAGATATCAATGACATGGAAAACTCCATGTACTCATCCTTACTTCATAAGAGATACATAGAATTTAAAAATCTGGTCACGGTCGCAGACGAGATGGGATATTCCGTACAGCATATCCGTTCCTGCCATGGAAAAGCCATTGAAGCTTTGCGGAAACAAAAGCATTTTGAAAGTTAATATGTTTTAATATGGAATCATATGTTCTATGTATAATATAATGTAACCTGTAAAACGAGCATTGGAGAGTAATCCGGTGCTCTTTTAATGCCCAAAAATGGGAGGTGTAGGCAGTGGGCAGAAATAAAATGAATTTCATTGACTTATGCCGGGGCGAATTTGGCCGCAAAATTGCCTATACCGGTGTAAGCCAGATCACAACAGCAAATGTCATAAAAGTTATTTCTAATACAATCGGCATTCATAATAGAAACAGAACTTTGATCGATTACTTGTACCGGTACTACAAAGGAGATCAGCCGATCCTTTATAGAGAGAAGTTGGTTCGTCCGGAAATTAATAACCGAGTGTGTGAAAATCATGCACTTGAAGTTGTTCGCTTTGAATCATCTCAGACATATGGAGAACCTATTCAGTATGTATGCAAAAAGAGCAGGGCTACAGAACGGGTGAATAAACAGGTCGATTTATTCAATGATTACTTAAAAGAAGCAAATGCAGAAGCACGTAACATTGAACTTGGAACCTATCGGAGTGCCGTAGGAACTGCATATAAAGCTATTCTAAAAGAGGATGATTGGACGAGCGACAGTGATATTTCTCCATTCAACATTTTTATACCATATCCTAGCGATTGCTATATTGTTTACTCTCGTAAGAACGGAAAGCCAATGCTCTCAGTGCAGATTCTTAAGGATGAAAACGAACAGCAGTATTATTTATGCTTTTCAGCAAAACAATATTTCGAGATTCAGAATGGACAGATTACAAAAACCGGCATCAATGGTTTTAATGGCATCCCGGTAGTTGAGTACCCGAATAACCACGATCGTCTTTCTGATATCGAGATTGCGATAACCCTGTTTGACACTATGAACAACATGCAGTCAAACAGGATGGATGGCGTAGAACAGTTCGTGCAAGCCTTTATGAAGTTTAAGAACTGTGAGATTGATGAAAGCGAATTTTTGAAAATGATCAAGCTCGGTGCTATCTCTGTAAAGGATACTGGAAATGGTTGCCAGTCAGATGTTGACCTGATGACCGCTGAACTGAATCAAACAGAAAGCCAAGTTGCAAAAGACGATATCTACAGCAACATGCTTATTGTTGAAGGTATGCCGGACAGGCAGCAACAATCTTCTGGCGATACCGGCCAAGCTGTATATCTCAGAAATGGATGGGATTTTGCAGAACGTAGAGCAAAACTGGATGAACCATTTATCCGGGAAGCTGAGAAAGCAAGTGCCAGAATCATTCTGAATATCATCCGACAGACCACAAAGGATATTTCAATCTCAACAAGAGATTTTGATGTAAAGATAACCAGAAACCCGACAGATAACATGCTTGTCAAAGCACAGGCTCTTGACTATCTGTTTAAGAATAAAATTCATCCGCTGATTGCACTGATTACTTGCGGATTATTTAGTGATCCACAAAAGGTATATGAAATGAGTTTGCCTTACTTGGGAACTGTATATCCCGAACTGGCAGACCCGGACGCGGAAATGCAGAAAGCACAACAATTGATTGATAAAAACGGTAAGAATTCGGCTGAAATTGATTCAACGGTAAATTCTTCGGCTATCAATCAAAACTCGTAAATTCAATTATCAAAGGAACCAAGGAATAACATCCAAGGTTCCTTTTTTAATACAAAAAAATAATGCAACAGCCCGTGAGCGTAAATCGGGTACAGATCATGTGCGGAGCGAACCGTGTGAAAAAAGTGTGATGGTCTGAAAGAAAGGAGATTTCTATGACAAGAGAACAGGCAAAACAGGTACTTATCGGCTTTGGAATCGAGGAACCGTCTGAAGATCAGGTGACTAAATATCTTGATTCTGTTGAAACAGAGACAAAAAAAGTGAAGGAAAAAAACACTTCTCTGAAAGAAAGAGCTGATAAAGCAGATTCCCTTCAAAAGGAACTGGATGATTTGAAAGCCCAGAATATGACGGATGCCGAAAGGCAGGAAGCAGAGCGACAGAAGGAAAAAGCAGAAAACGAAAAGAGGATTTCCGACCTGGAAAAAGCACTTGCTGAATCTAACAGGAAAGCACTTTCCAGTGAGATTACGTCTGCTTTCGCTAATGCGGGCCTTTCTACAGAAACGTATGCAAGCGCTATCAAAGCATTTGCGTCTATGCCAGCAGACAAATCTGAAGACGTAATGAAGGAAGTCAAAACTTTTGTTGATGGAATTTCCGAAGCAAATAAAGCGGCTCTGGATAACGCAAAATCTGAATGGGAGAAAGCAGTTCTTAACGATACTCCGAATCCAGGTGGCGGAAATTCAGACAAGGGACAGAAAAAAAATGATAACGATAGTCCAGCAGCTAAGTACGCAAAAGCTTACTCAGCACGCATGAACCCCAAAACAGAACCGGCAGACGATAACGCACCGGTTAATTTTTAAGTAAGTAAAGGAGATTTAGATTATGGCTTTTATGAAAACAAAACAGTATGAGTCAACTCCTAACATTCTCGAATCCGAGGTTGGGCTTGTACTGAAAACTTACACAGCAGACGCAACAAATGCAACGGCAGTAAATGATAAAAAAATCATCAAAGCAGGTTCCGTGTATCCGACAAATGGGACTAGTGCAAAAGGAATCGTATTTGAAGATGTTGATATGACAGATGATGCTAAAAGACCGATTTCCGTGATTGTAGCAGGACGTGTCCTTGAGAAAAGACTACCAGTTATAGTCGACGAAACTACAAAAACAGCACTTACCGCGCAGGGAATTGTTTTTGTAACCACAACAGACCCAGTATTTTAAGGAGGTATAGCCAATATGCCATACAATGTATTAGAAGCTATCACAGCAGAAGAAAGATTGAATTTTGCTCAGAATTTTTCTGTGGCAAGACCTGGTATTCTCGATACCATTTTCCCGGATGTAAAGACACCGTTTTGGAAAGCCGAATATTACAGACTTATGGCTGGACAACGACTGCCGGAGGTAGCGTTCGTTCATGCACTCGATACTGAAGCAGAGATCGGCTCCAGACCAGGATTTGAGAAAGTTCTGACTGAAAAACTCTTTATCAAGAGGAAAATCAATCAGTCAGAGCGTCTCCAGGAAGCTATCGAAAATGGTGTTCCGGATGATGAAACTCTTACAAACTTTGTTTTTGACGATGCGACAAACCTGTTTGAAGGTGTTGTTGGAAGGGCAAACATCATGAAAGGCCAATTCCTTTCAACCGGTATGGTAAAAATTGATGAAAACAATGTGAAAATGAATATCGATTATGGCGTACCAAGTAATGCAAAGGTTAATCTTACCGACTGGTCCGCAGCAGACGCAGATATCATGGGCGATATTCAGAAGATGGTAACTGTAGCCGAGGATTCTGGATATGTAGTGACAAATGCAGTCACATCTCTGAAGATGATCAACTATATGAGAAACAACACAGCTATGCAGACGGCTGTTCTGGGAGCTGCGAATAAACGTCTCCTTACCAGACAGGAGCTTGCAAATCTGCTCATGCAGGAGTACGGAATCACCATTGGTCGTTGCGATGAGAAATTCTGTTACAGAAAAGCAAACGGAACTCGGTCAACTGGAAGATACTTTAAGGAGGATGTATTTACTCTTTACGAAGCTGATGCAGGCGGTTCTTTCGGTACTGGACTTTGGGGACCAACACCGGAAGAGAATGAATACAGACAGTTCATCCAGGAAGAGAACCGTTCTTTCGTTACTCTTTCCATGTGGGCTACACAGGATCCAGTTGCCGTATGGACAAAAGCATCCGGTATGTTCATCCCGGTAGCACCGAAAGCCAACGGCGGTATCGTTATCGGTACAAAGGGGGAATAAGCGGGCATAGCCTTGATGAAAACAGCCAGTCACCGTCTGTAGCTAGTGTTACACATAAGTATACAGAAAGCGAGCTGTCCAGTATGACAGTGGCTCAACTGAGACAGCTTGCAAGTGACAATGGTTATGCCCTGACTTCCACAAACAAGGCTGGTATCATATCAGAGATTATAGCACAGCAAGGGTAGGTGAAATGGCATGGACGAACAGCTTACAAGTGATCTAGCAATGTATCTGGAAGGTGATGAACAGACTGCAAGGATGATTCCTTTGGCAGTCAAAAGAGCTATTCGGTCATTCCAGAAAAAACGCAATTATCCTGAGAGTTATACGGAAGAAAACATCAATAAAGATATGGACAAATGCTATGATTGTATTTTCGATTTGGCTCTTTATTTTCTTGTGAAACAGGGAGTTGAGTTTGAAACATCTCATTCGGAAAATTCTGTAAATGCAGGATGGAACTCCGAAACAGAGATATTTGTCAATCATGGCGTTTTTCCATTTGCCAGAGGAATCTGACAAGAAAAGTCGGTTGAGAACGTGGCACATTTCCTCCCGTGTGCCGCAGGGATGTTCTATTATGAGGTGGGAAAGAACATATAGTGCAAAATGGGAGTGAAGGAGAGCAGCGATGGGATGTGAACAGAATTGCTTTAACGAACACCGCTTAGAAGAATTGGAAAAAGTTGTTCACGAAATGAAAGAGAAACATTCTAAACGTGACGGAAATTTTTTTGAACGTATCAATGCGCTTGAGACCAAAATCGTTCTTTACAACAATAATCTCGGACACATAAAAAAAACGGTAGATGAAATGAATGATAATTTAAAATCCCTTATGGAAGCCCCGGCAAAACGCTACGATACGATTGTTGTTTGCGTTATCACAGCAGTAATCGGGGCTATTGTAGGGTTTGCGTTAAGCGGTATTTTTCCGGTATAACAAGCAATTCCACTTGTAAGGGAGGATGGTGGAATTATATGAATTATACAGACTTTTCAGAAGATGAAAGAAAGTTTTATCTAAGTGAATCCGGGTCTGATTCCCAAGAAAAAGAGTTTTTCCGGTTGAGAGTTTATGAGGAAAAGACGTTGTTTGAAACAGCAGAGATTATGGGGTATAGTCCTAGAACCATTGACCGTATAAACCGAAAAGTAAAAAAGAAGATTGTTAAAGTTGCCCCGATGTACTATCGGGGCTTTTCTTTGTATCATGGCGAAAACATGGCGAAATAGTGTCGTTTAAATACTTAAGTTTCTCCCCTATAATATAAGTATAGAGAAAAGCTTACAGAGATGGGAGGAACACACTATGGCATTTTATCCATATTATCCACAACCATTGAACCCATATCCACAAACACCGGTACAACCGTATCAAGATAGATTGGCACAGTTGCAGAACAACTACCAACAGGCAATGCCTTATGGACAGACACAAATACAACAACCGGTACAACAGATGCCACAGGTTGCCATGCTTCCGGGACAGATGGTTGATGGTATTGACACTGTAAAAGCAAAGGATGTGGATATGACCGGGAATCCTGTCTATTATCCAAAAACAGATGGTACAGAAATATATAAAAAGCAACTACAGGCAGACGGAAAAAGCAGAATTTTTGTTTACCGGATTATTGATCCAGACGAACAGCAGCAACCAAAGCCCGAAGAAAAACCGATTGACATAGAAGCTATGTTTAATCAGCTGCGGAACGATGTTTGTTCTGAGATTTCTGAAATAAAGAGCATGTTCCCAACGCAGATGCCGGGAACACCGGAACCCAAACAGAATGGAGGGAAACAGAGATGAGCTTCAACCCAAACGCCATGATGAAAATGCAAGTTGAAAGAATGATTTCTCAGAGGTTCGGAAGTGTTGATAACATGATGAACGATATGAGTAAATTTGCAGGAAATAATCCAACATTGAAAAATGCTTTGGATTTGTATAAAAAAGGTGACACAAACCAGTTACATCAAATACAGCAAAATGTATTTAATGAAAAACACTTATCACCAGACGGAATTATCCAGAAATTCCTTGGATTATAACACTTCCCCATGATTGGGTGATTTAAAATCGCTACAATTTGGGATGACAGCCGCGGATGTCTCCTATTGTAAATAATATTTAAGGAGACTAAAAACATGATGAATGGTTCTAATTACAGTCTTAGCGACATTGCAGCTGCTACAGGCTCTAATAACCGTGCCAATGACATGTGGGGCGGCGATGGTTTTTCACTTATTTGGCTCGTGCTGATCTTCGCAATCTTCGGATGGGGAGGTTTCGGCGGCTGGGGCGGTGGCTTCGGCGGTAATGGTGGAAATGGTGCAAACGGTGCCGGTTTCCAAGGATGGGCTACACGTGCCGATATCAATGAGAGCTTTGCTCTTAACGATATCCAGAACGGTATCAGAGGTATTCAGCAGGGTATCTGCGACAGCACATATGCGCTCAACAATACCATGCAGAGCGGTTTCAACGGCATGAACGTTGGAATGCTTCAGGGCTTCAATGGCGTTCAGCAGGCAATCAATGCTGATACTGTAGCCGGTATGCAGAATACCAATGCATTACAGTCTCAGTTAGCAAACTGCTGTTGTGAAACCAGGGAAGCTATCCAGGGCATCAACTACAACCTGGCTACCAACACTTGTGTTCTTCAGAACACAATGAACAACAACACCAGAGATCTTCTGGAAAATCAGAACAGCAACACGAGAGCAATCCTTGATTTCCTGACAAATGATAAGATTGCAACATTACAGGCAGAGAACTCTGACCTGAAACGTGCTGCATCTCAGGATCGCCAGAGTGCACTGCTTACAACTGCAATGGCTTCTCAGACACAGCAGCTCATTAATGCAATCAATCCGGCAGCTATCCCGGCATACGTTGTTCCGAATCCAAACACCTACTACGGTGGATGCAACGGATACAGCAACGGTTGCTGCTAAGTAACTCACCCTTAGAGGTTGACTAATTCTAAGAGGTGGGTTGTGGCTCACCTCTTATTTGATTGAGAGGTAGAAGTATGAGTTGTAAAAACGTTTGTAAGCTCTGCAATCGTCTTGTGATAAGCCAAGCTGTTGCATTTACTGGTGGTAATCTTGTGATTACACTTCCAGCAGGTAGTTATAACAATGGTGAAAAATATTGCATTGTGATTGCACAGAGCATACCAGAAACCACTACGATTAACGCTCCGGTGATGATTCAAATAGGAACGGGAACAACCCTGTATCCATTACAGAATCGTTGCTGTGCACAGGTTACGGCTTGTGGCGTAAGAACCAGAACGAAGTACGCAACCAGAGTAGCCACAAATGCAACCGGTGGAGTGTTCAAGATGTTAGGGAATCCGGCTTGTAGTCCGAGCAACAATTTGACAGCAATTAATGGTACAGCCCCAACAGCAGATACACCTGTTACACAGGCTGTTAGAAAGGGGGCACTGTAATGCATAAAGTTGCAATGGAAATGGGAAAATGGGCTATGGAAAAAGCCAAGACACATGGCTTCGATAATCTCAGTGCTCAAGACTGGGACGATCTGAAGGACTGCATGGAAGCTGTAAAGTGTGCAATTTGTGCAGATAAAGATTACAGAATCGTAGAAGCTATGGACGAATGCGAACAGGAAGAGAAGTATCTTGGACGCATGGGATATGACAGGTATCGTTACGCAAACGGCAGATTTGCCCCGAAAGGCAAAGGAAGTCGTATGGGATATAAACCATATCTGTACATGGAAGATGATGACTGGATGGACGAGTATCTGAACAATCCAGAGTTTGAACGTAATATGTACCGCATGGGTTATCATCCAGATCACAGTAACATTAGGATGGACGGAACGAACCGTCAGCAGTCCAGATACGGTGAAACCTATGACAGATACAGCGAGAATCGCAGGCATTACCATGATTCCAAAGATGCAGATTCAAAACAGAAGATGGACAGTTCAATGAAGGAGTACACGCAGGATGTTATCCGTACCATGTCTGAGATGTGGTCGGATGCAGACGCAACCCTTAGGCAACAGATGAAAACTGATTTGACTAAGCTTCTTCAACAGATGAATTAAAAACAAGGCCCTTGTTACAGGAATGTAGCAGGGGCTTTTTAGCGGAAAGGATGGTGATAAACCATGCTAAGACAATTTTACATGAACGGGGACTTATGGCAAGTTCGCTTTGTTTCTCCCCATGATAATGTTCTGATTGATCGTACAGGAAATAGAACACTTGCGGTATCGGATTATTCTACAATGACAATTTCGATCGCAAATAATTTGTACGGAGAATTTCTGAACCGTGTGTTTATCCATGAATTAGGGCATTGCGTGATGTTCAGTTATGGTTTATTACCAGAACTTCATCGCATGGTCAAGAAACGATATTGGACGGATGCAGAGGAATTTGTGTGCAATATCTTGGCAGACTACAGTCATTTTGTGATTGGCACAGCCAGAGATATTCTAGGAAACCGGTTCACATATGTAGCTCCTGTTGGGGCAGAAAGGATGATTGCATAGATGGCAAAAGCAGAAAACACAGTTATTTTTGATGGAATCAAGTACAATCCCGGTGATGAATTGCCAGATTTAGGCAGCTGGGTATGTACAGGGGCAAAAGGCATGGTTCGTGATTACGAAGGCCTGTCAAAGGACGTATCAAAGCTCCCACATTATGTACAGAGCGGTTCTTCGGCGTTGTGCCTTGATACTTCTGAATTATACGAATATCACAAACCTACCGACACATGGTACAAACTGTAAAGGAGAAACGCATGGCATTAACAGCAAAAAAAGTATATGCAATTTTAAAACGCCAGATTTCTGATATGGAAGCAAAGTTAAACAGCCCTGTAAGGTACAGAGGTACAGTTGCAACCGCTGATTTGCTTCCATTAAACCCGGATATCGGAGATATGTACAATATCGAGTCTAAATCTATTTACGGCGAAGCAGGAATGAACGTGGCGTGGAATGGGGTAGTATGGGATACCATGGGCACCCCGATTGATATGTCTTTGTATTTGACAAAAGAAGGAGCAGATACCACAATACAAAATATGGTAAATGAGTACCTTGAAAATAATCCGATCAAGCCCGGAGCCACCACAGAACAGGCACAGCAGATTAAGCAGAACAAGACGGATATTGATTCACTAAAGAGTGATATATCCAACAAGATCACAAAATTCTATGCATCAAATCAAGGCGAAACCCACCTTGCGGACTCCGACAGTGAAAAGATAGTGGATATGATGATGTATGGAAAAAGTGAGCAGGTGAGCACTACCGGTTCACAGTTGTTGGATTTAAGTGTTACCCCCAATGCACATAGAAATCAATATGTTTTTGATAAAAAAACTGGAATTTATACACACACTGTAGAAACTGTATATGATTCAAACCGTTGGATAATTTCATCCAATCCAAATACCGATATGATTATTTCGTGTAAAAATATAGAAAATGGTATGCGAATAGAAGTATCTAGGTTTTTGCAAAATGAAGCTAATTCTACAATTTGTATTATTGATTCATCAAATAAAAAAGCGACATTTAACACGAAAACATGGAATGAACTTACAATTTCTATATTCGGTTATGCTACTGGAAAACAGACTGCCGAAGATATCATGCTTGAAAAAGGTACGGAAGCTCACTCATACGAACCATACACCGGCGGTCAGCCGTCCCCATCACCAGATTATCCACAGGAGATTAAGAGCGTTGTGAATCCGACAGTGAAGGTGTGTGGGAAGAATTTGTTGCAACCAAATTTAAGGGGTAATGATAGAGTAAAAATTAATATTAAAAAAGGTGTAAAACTAACACTTATTTTCAAAAATAGTGCGGGTTCTGCTGGTGGAAATTTAAAGTTTAAAAAAGCGAATGGGGAGATTCAGTGGTTTGAATTTGACAAAGGTTCCGTAAAAAAAACAAATTACGCTTGAAGACAATGTTGTTGCGTTCGATTATTTGCTTCTAGAACCATCTGAAAACTATGCTCTGTATATCGGCGATGAAAACACATATGAACAATACAAAGAGCAATCAATGCAGTTGCCCATCACTCTCAATGCAATCCCTGTTTCAAGCGGTGGTAACGTCACAATCGACGGTCAACAGTATATTGCGGATTATGTGGATGTGGAACGGGGGAAGTTGGTAAAGATGGTTGATTCTTCTAAGCTAGATAATACGCAATCTATTGCAAACAAAACCGAATGGTTATTAGCAGAACCACAAGAAATTGACTTAACACAGGAAGAAGTACAGACACTTAAAGCACTTGCAACATATTATCCAACTACAAACATATTTATCAATTCCGAACAGCTTGACGGTATGACGGTATTCAACTATCCAATAAGTATGGCTAATGGTTGGAACTACGTCAAGCAGCAACTTAACGACAACCGAGATTATATCTATGATATGGACACAAATATTCAGGACATCGACACACAGAGCGCAGAAGCTTATGTCAATAGCGAATATGCGGTAGTACTTACAGAATTGGAGGTATAGAAAATGTTATACAAAGCACTCAAAAAACTCAAAGAAAGAAACGGTCTCACAGACGACCTCAAGAACAAGATTGATGTGTTTTTCGCAGTCGGACGCATCACAGAGGAACAGTACAACGAGTTAATGGACGTAAAAGAGGAAGCCGTCAGTCCCCTCTAATCCATCTCAATAATACAACTCGGACGCTCAATGTCATAACACAGAGGGTCACTTGGGTCTAGCACTGGGCACGTCAGCACGACCCTCTTGCCGTCCGAACTTACTGCATGGAATGACACGGCACTCCCGTCCATGTCATATACTCCATGCCCTGTGATGGTGTATTCCGTTCCGTGGATTGTTACTTTTTCATACATGTGGTATTTCCTCCTTTTGGAGTATTGTACCACACAAAAACAAAACATGTACCACGACTTTTGATGAAAGAGGTGATATACTATGCTTAGTCCTGAATATTTGCGAAGAATTACAGAAGGCAGTGAACAAATTGCAGAAGAACTGCACCAGTATATCATCTCTGAGATCGTGTCGAGAATGATGGCAAGAATCGGCAGAGGCGAGGATTATATTCTGACCAATGCCGATGCATGGAGAATCAGAACACTACAGGAATCTGGTGAGCTGTTAGAGGACATTCTGGCAGAACTATCCAAATATACCAAACGTGAACAGCGGGAGCTTCTTGAAGCGTTTGAGGATGCCGGAATTACTGCGATGGACTATGACGATAAAGTCTACAAGGCGGCGGGGCTTAGTCCCGTACCGCTTGAGCAGTCACCGGCTATGATAAGACTCATGGAGCGGAATATGCTTGCGACTATGGGCGAGTGGAAGAACTTCACAAGAACAACCGCAAGTGCCGCTCAGAGACTCTATATCGAGCAATGCGACCTTGCATATAATCACGTAATGACTGGGGCGGTTGGGTATACACAAGCCATCAAAGAGGCGGTTAATAACGTTGTGAGTGATGGCGTTACTGTCACATATCCGTCTGGCAGAAAAGACACGATTGAAACAGCAGTTGCACGTTCTGTCAGAACTGGTGTGGCTCAGGCTACTGGTGATATATCCCTAAAACGCATGGAAGAAATGGACTGGGATTTAGTTCTGGTCAGTGCTCACATAGGAGCCAGAACGGGTGACGGCGGCGAGAATCCGGGGAATCACTCGTTTTGGCAAGGCAAGATATACTCTCGTTCTGGCAAGAGTAAGAAATTTCCACCATTTTCATTGACTGGATATGGAACGGCAAGCGGACTGTCAGGAGTCAACTGTCGGCATAGCTTTGGAGCCAGTGATGGGGAATTTAATCCTTATGCGGAATTATCAGCACAGGATAAAGCTGATAAAGGCAAACAGTACGAAAAGGAACAGAGGCAACGTACTTATGAACGGAGAATCAGAAAGACAAAGAGAGAAGTTCTCGGAATGCAAGCGGCGGTTAATTAACTGCTTTAGTGAATTAATTTTAAGGAAAAAACCGAATAAAAGATACCCATTTCACATGGGGCATGTTATAATATGCGTAACAAAAAAAAGGAGGGCTGAACTCCCGACTACCAATCAAAAGTTCAGCCCAAGCACCACGAAGGGTACGGGTATATTATAACATAGTACTCTCCCTTTGTGAACCCAAAAGGAGGGTATTTTTTATGAGAGAAAAATTTGTGAACGGATTCATGGCAAATCTATATGGAGAAATTCCAGAAGAATATCTTGAGATAATCAGAAACAAACTGGCGTTGTATGTGAATGATTTTGATATAAAAATAAGGGAAACCGCGGTTATAAAGTATACTGGTTATTTGCCAGATTTTTACAAAGCATACATTGTGAGCAGAAAAATCGAGGGTTTGAGTAAAAAGACACTTGAACTGTACAACCTGTATCTTGATGATTTTTTCTTTACTGTAAATAAAAATGTAAAAGATATTACTGCAAATGACATTCGTGTATATCTGTACACAACACAAGAAAACAGAAACATCAGCAATCGTACACTGGACAGCCGTAGAACCGCAATTCACGCATTCTTTGAGTGGGCGGCAAATGAGGGATATGTCAATAAAAATCCTTGCCGCTCGATCAAGAACATCAAGTATGAACGAATTCAGAAGAAACCATTATCAGAGATGGAACTGGAAAGAATACGATTGACTTGCCAGACTGTAAGAGAAAAAGCTATGATAGAGTTTTTGTACAGTACTGGTGCGAGAGTAACCGAAGCGTGTATAGTAAAGAAGTCGGATGTGGATTTTTACAAAGGAGAAGTTATGGTACTAGGAAAAGGGAATAAACATAGGAAAGTATATTTGAACGCCCGTAGCAAACTTCTTTTGAAACAGTATCTTGATTCCAGAGATGATGAGTCTGAATACATATTTGTGAGTGACCGCAAACCGCATCAGGCATTGAAGAAAGAAACCATTGAAAAAATTGTCCGTGAAATCGGAAGAAAATCAGGATTGGACAGACCTTTAACACCACATTTGTTCCGTCACACACTTGCCACTATGCTACTTCAAAGAGGGACACCGATCACAGAAGTCCAGAAAATACTTGGTCACGTTAACATCAATACCACTACAATATATGCAAAGGTATCAGATGAGGATGCAAAAACATCACACATTAAATATGCAATCTAATACAATGTCGGAGGTGATTTATACGAGAGGTAGAACACGACAAAAACAGTCCGTATGGATTTCAACAGTAACAGAAAAAAGTAATGGAATTGACAAGATTCTTGTCTATTCAAATCCACAAAAGAAGAATATTTCAGTATCAGCAACAGCCGGTACGCCAGAAGAACTGTCTGCCGGAATCGTTCCTGATTACGATCGATATATCACGGTTTTTGACCGAACATTTCAGCCAAAAGAAGGCGATGTTCTGTGGGTTGACGCTGTGCCGGGAATCAATATAGACGGAGCTTTGATTCTTGACGATGATAACAGTCCGACCGTTTTGCCAGACTACAGGCTTAAAAGAATCCTTGACACTCAAAAAGGACAGGTTGCCCGATATGGAATAGCGAAAATCGGTGGTAACAATGAGCAGGAAAACAATCCGGTGCAGCTTGAACCATAATTCTTTGCAGTCAGCGATTCAACAGCTGGAAGAATACCAGAAAGATATTAAAAGGAAGAACCAGATTTTCATTGACAAACTGGCTCAAGAGGGAATACAGGTTATCCAGGCCACGATGGAATCTGTTCCGACCGAAGAAAAAGGTTCTTACTATACGGAAGTTATCAATAACGGACATGGCGATATTGTTGGTGCAGCAGTCCGGCTTTCTGGGGATAAGGTACTTTTTATTGAGTTTAGTGCCGGTATTTCTTATGGAACGGATAGCTATCCTTTGCCATCTGGTGCTGATTACGGTGTCGGTACTTACCCAGACCAAAAACACGCCTACGACCCAAACGGATGGTGGTATGTGGATGAAAGCGGACGAAAACATCATTCTTATGGTAACAGGGCGTACATGCCGATGTACCACGCGGAAGAAGCTATTATTATGCAGATACGACATATCGCAAAGGAAGTGTTTGGAAGATAGAATAAAGCCCGGAGTGATCTGGGCTTCTATTTTTTTTACCTTAAAACGGATAAAAATAGTCCAGTATATTATACGATTTGCCTATGTAAAAATATGGAATCATATGCCACGTTTTTTGTACAATTAAGATGCGAAGCATCTACCCGAGAGGTAGGTGCTTTTTTCATGTTAAAAAAAATCATAAAAGACAATTGAACAGGCAGGGTGATTAAATGCCGGAAATATTAAAAAACCCGATATCCAAGATATACGAACGCTGGAATAAAGCGATCGAACCTGTAGTTGGTAAAGGAAATTTTTCCATGGACAGAAGCCAAACTCTTGCATCTGGAAAGAAAACCTATGCAAGACTTTACATGTTGGGAAACGTTCTGACAGAAGGAGACCTTGAAGGCGATGAATGCGCCACGGTTCCAACTATTCAGATTGAGTGCTTCGCCACGGGTACAGCTCCACTTGCAAAAGTATATCAGATTGACGAAAAAAGTCATCAGTCCATGATTGACATGGGATTTCGTAGAACCTACGGGCCTGAACTCATGGGCAACGCTGACGATAGCATCAAACGGCTTGTTAGCCGATACACAAGAATTTACACTGGGCAGTTGCTCGGTGAATGAAAGGAGTGAAATAGAATGGATCAGATTATGAACTACGTGAAACCGGAACTCCTGGTTGTAGCTGTAGTCCTGTATTTTGTAGGCGTATTCCTCAAACAGGCAGAAACCGTAGCTGACAAATACATCCCGGGAATCCTTGGATTTCTGGGTGTGGTTATTTGTGGAATCTATGTTTTCGCTACATCTACAGTCACAGGCGGTCAGGAAGTTGCAATGGCAATCTTTACCGCAATCACACAAGGTATTCTTGTCGCAGGACTGAGCACTTATGTGAATCAGGTCATTAAACAAGTAAGCAAAGAAGAGTAGAAGGGCGGTGATCCTTTTATCTCCCGGGCACAGGGTTACGTGCCAGAGCCGTAATGGCTCTTTTTTTATGCAGTAATTTATAGCCGAAAGGCGGAAAGGAGCCAATATGGCAGGAAATATCGCAGGAATCAGTACCGTTGGTGCTCTTACCGGTTATGCAGTAGAAACGGTGGCGGGAACAAAACCGGCAAAATTTAAACAGCTTCACAGAATAAACGCTTCTGATGAAATCGCTATCGACGTTGAGACTATCGATGCATCCGCTCTCGAAGACGAAATCGAGAGAACTATCTCAGGTCGTGGTTCAACCGGCGGTACGTTTAATGTAACCGTAAACGTTACAGATGAAACAATTAAAGAGTGGGAAGACCTTATCTCCGCTTACAAAACAGCTCACGCGAGTGGTCTGTCTATGTGGTATGAGGAATATTACCCGGCACTTCAGAAAGCATTTTTCACCAAAATTGAGCCACCGACTATCATTCCTAAACCGGCAAGAGATCAGAATGGACTTCTTACTGTTGACATGTCTCTGACTATCAATGAGTATGTCGGCCCGGATACAGCAGTTAAGCCAACTGAAGGTGAATAACAAATATATCTAACTGGGAGGAAAAGATATTATGTATAAACTTTTAAAAATTGGTAGCAAAGAGTATAAGCTGGAATACGGCATTGAGGCGTCTCTTTACGATGATTGCGTCAAAAGTGTAATGAACACGCTTCTGGCAACCAGTGGCGGTGTGAATAGGACTCCGGAAGAAATGATCTCCGGCATGGCAAATATCCCGAGTACAGCATTAACCGTGTTTTATGCAGGACTTCTTCAGTATCATGGCGACAACCCAGATGCAGACGGTTCTGTTCCGAATCTTGCAACTGCGAAGAAACTTGCAGCACAATTTATTCAGGAACATAAGGACGATGAGCAGGGTAACTTTTACGGTATCTTTACCATGTGTCTTGACCAGATGGAGGAAGACGGTTTTTTCAAACTGACCGGTCTGGAGACGTTCATGGGCGATCTGAACGTAGCAGCCAAACCGAAGAAAACTCCGAAGAAGCCGACAGATCACCAGAAAAAAGCTACAGCGAAATAATCTGGACAGAGTTATATCCGGCGGCAGTTCGCATCGGAATGAGCCGGAAAGAATTTCTCAGAAGTACCATACGTGACCTTCAAGTAAGGATACGTGAGTACGAGAAAGGTAAACGTGATGAAATAGAAACTCAGGTAAAACTGATTGAATATCAGTCATGGCTTTCCGGCTTATATGTGAAATCTGCGGTATCAAGTGCACTTTCTGGCAAAGCAAAATATCCAGATAAACCAATCACAGAAAAAGCAAAGAAACCACAGCTTGAAGAAAAAACAGATGTTCCGAAACGGTCTGAAGCTGAATTGAAGCAGGAAGAACGTTACTACGAACTTCTGATAAAAAAGGCAAATGCGAATATCGCTGAGATAGGAAGTGAAGAGGGCAGACAGGATGAATAAAAAGTCTTGTCTGCCCTTATTTTTTTTGATTAAAAGGAGGTGTTTTTATGGCTGATAATACCATTGATACCCTTGATATACAAATAAATAGTAGTACCAGGAACGCTACAAAAGCATTGGGAAATCTGGCTAAAAAGTTAAAGGATGTTGACACAGCACTGGGGAACGTCAATACCGGCGGGCTTAGAAACTATGCTCGTGAAATCGGAAGAGTATCAGCGGCTTTACAGACATTAAGCAGGACAAATGTTAGTGTGCCTAATTTGTCTGGATTAACCGGACAACTTCGTAGTTTATCGAAAGTTAATTTTTCGGAATTGGAAACAAGTGCAAAAAGCTTTCAAGAATTAGCTGTAGGATTGGGCACTTTGAAAAATGTTTCTAGTGTTTCTATACCTAAAATAGATGCTAAAAACATCAATTCTGTGATTAATGTTATAAATAAGTTTCAAACAATTGATACTGCAAAAATTCAACCATCCATAAATGCTATTAAAGAAATATCAAGAAGCATGTCGTTGCTGGGTAATTTGAATTTCAAAGAAAATGGCCTGATAAATGCGGCAAATGCATTAAGACGTTTATCACAATCAGACATTAAAAACTTTGATACAGACAAATTAATTTCCATATCCAGAAGTCTTCAGGCTTTTTCAACGCTTCCAGATATTTCATCGGGCATAAACAGATTGGTTTCATCTCTTGCAAAATTAGTGGCCGCAGGAGATAAATCGAATCAAGCAGCTAAAGGATTAGAATTACTTGGAATAAAATTAAACGGAGTCATAAGAAATATTTCATACGCAGGCGAAGTCTCTGATTCCATTAATTCGTTGATACAAGCCCTTGCAAAATTGGCATCAGCAGGAAATAAAACAGGCCAGACGGCATCGCAGTTAGCAAATCTTGCAGTAGAATTAAAGAAGTTTTTTGCAGCTATGAAAAACGCACCACAAATCAGTCAGAGCACTGTGCGCGTTATAGTTGCACTGGGACAGTTAGCGGCGGCTGGTGGTAAGGCTAGTGCATCAATGAATTCTGTATCCAGATCCCTTGAAGGACTTTCTATGATAAGTTCTAGTTTATCAAGTGCCATGAGCTCACTTGCTAATATGGCAAAATCGGGATTTGGTACTTTAACATCATCTATTTCAGGGCTGGTAAATAAGGGAAAAGAATTAAAAAGTACATCATTCAATATCGGCTCTTTGCTTAAAACCGTTCTTGGCTTCAAAGCGGCTTCGGCCGTGATGAGCAAATTCAGCGAAGCCATGGGTGGAAAAGGAATCCTTGAGATCGGTTCCGATATCGCTGAGGTCGAGAACGTTGTAGATGTTGCTTTTGGAAGCATGACAGATCAAGCATACAAGTTTGCATCTACGGCGACAAAACAGTTCGGACTGTCGGAACTGGCAGCAAAGAACTACTCCGGAACCATGATGGCAATGCTGAATGCTTCTGGTGTAGCGCAGGAATCAGCTGCTAAGATGTCAACAACTCTTGCAGGATTAGCCGGAGATTTGGCATCTTTTTACAACATTGATACTGATACCGCCTTCTATAAAATAAGGGCGGGCATTTCGGGTAGACATTTTGCCCCTTGCAGTCGAAAGATTGTATAGCAAATCGAGCAAAATCGGGGAAAGCTAAATTGATTATCAACATGCTAATCCCGAGGTAAGCGGTCAGATTACTAACGGCTGACTGCCACTGTAACGCGTAGGAGCTGAATAAATATAATGCTCCCAAGAGTGTTCGACACGATTGATAAAGTCAATCCGCTATTAAATATAGTGCCTAACGTTATACGAGGGTGAAAAGGTACGCTGAACCGGGGATGAATCAACATCCCATAATGCGAGGAAACTCCCGGAAGTATCGGATAAAAAGCCGGTACGGTAACATAATTGGAAATCGAGCCTTTAAAACAGCTCGGAATAAATCTTTCGATCGCAAATTTACAGGAGTATGCGTTGTCACAAGGAATTACGACAGCCTATAACTCCATGACGCAGGCTCAAAAAACGATGCTGCGCTATAACTACATCATGTCAGTTACAAGTGCGCAGCAGGGGGACTTCGCTAGAACAGCCGGTAGACTATGTGCCGCCTGATGTAGTAATACATTAGTGAAAATCGGGTAAAATCGGTGAAAGCTAAGTTGACTTAATACGAACATTTTATTATAATATGTTTGAGGTGATTTAATGCGAACATATTATATTTACAGAGCTACAAATAAAATAACTCAAGAATCTTATATCGGGCAAACAAGTAATTTCCGTAATCGAAAATGGCAGCATGAAAGATGCTATGAAAAGGAAAAATGTAAATTTCACGATGCAATTGAAAAATACGGAACAAATAATTTTGAATGGGAAATTTTAGAAACTTGTAATACAAGAAAAAAAGCTTTAAAACTTGAAAAAAATTATATCACACTGTATGATACTTATCATAGTGGATACAATGAAAACAAAGGAGGAGTTGGCGGATATAACTCAATTCCTGTAATTTGTCTTGCAAAAGATGGAACTTTTATTAAAAAATATGATAGTGCCACTGAAGCAGAGAAAGATGGTTTTTGTACGAGCAGTGTGTTGACATCTTGCAGGAGTGAAACACGTACTGACCATGGATACATTTTCATGTATGAGAAAGATTTTCAGCGTTATGGATCACGAAAGTACACTCCGCCAGAATCAACAAGCATGAGAAGTATTATTCAATGTGATAGCAACGGAAATTTCATACAAAAATTTAAAAGCGTCCAAGAAGCTTCAGAAGTGACAGGTGCTAATCGCACGACTATTTCAGGAGTTTTAAGCAAAACATATAAATCTGCAAATGGATTTATATTTGTATATGAAGAAGATTTTCCGATAAAAGATTTGAGTGATTATCAAAAACGAAAAAAAGGTAGAAAAGTAGCTCAAGTAAATCCTGATACAGGAGAAATATTAAAAGTGTTTAATAGAATATCGGATGCAGGAAAAGAATTAGGTGTGTGCTACAAGGGCATACACAAGGTAATCGACAAACCTGATAGAACTGCATTTGGATATAAATGGATAAGTCAATAAGTTAATACCGAGATAAGGCTATAGAACAAAAGCTATAGCACATTGTAGAGCGTAGGGATTGAACCTAGGCTCTTTTTTATTAAAGAGTTTAGAATATAATATCCCCAAGAGTATCCGACATCCTTATGGGATGAAAATGTACGCCGAACTTATAGGAAACTATAAGAACTATAGGATAAAAAGCCTATAGGATAACATTAATTGACATACGCAAACCAAGTACGTCTCTTTGCTATGAACATTCAGTCCCTTGCATCCGTCATAGGGCAGGGCTTAATCGCAGCGGTTCTTCCGGGAATCAAAGCTCTTAATGCCCTGATGTCCAAACTTATGCAGGCAGCAGAAACATTCAGAAACTTTATGTATGTTTTAATGGGTAAAAAAATCAAAGGATCTACCAGCGGAGTTGTGAATGATCTTGCCGGACTCGATAACGCAGCAACAGATCTTAGCAATATGGAAAACGCCGGAGATGACGCAGCATCCGGACTTGATAACGCCACTTCATCAGCAAAAGCATTAAAGAAAGCCCTTTCAGTACTTCCTTTTGATGAATTAAATCAGCTTACTGATAATTCGAGTAGTTCTGGATCAACGCCGAGTACCGGAACAAAGAAAACCAGTACCGGTGCAACACCTGACCTTGGGCTTGGTGGCATCACGGATCAGATTGATGATGCGCTGAACAAAGAAGAAACCCCTATCAATAAATGGGCTGAAAAAATCCGCAAAGCTTTTCTTAACCATGACTGGAAAGGACTTGGAAAGACCATTGCAGATATGCTTAATATCGGAATCCGGAAGATTTATGATGTTATAAGTTGGAAAAATGTTGGCCCTAAAATCACGGCTTTCACAGAAGCTTTTACAGAAACATTTAACAGTCTTGTTGATAATATTGATTGGAACCTGATGGGACGCACTTTGGGGGCTGGTCTTAACACCATCGTTAACACTATGAACCAGCTCCTTGATGGAATTGATTGGTATAACTTAGGAGCCAAATTTGGAACCGGAATTACAGGACTTGTAAAAGAAGTAAATTGGACTAATCTTGGAAACCTTATTGGAAATTCATTTATGAAAGCCTGGGACATGTTCGCTGGCTTGGTAAATCATCTGCCCTATGCAGATATCGGAAAAGCATTTGCTGATTTATTAAATGGAGTTTTCGAAAAAATTAACTTCACAAACATAGCACACGTATTAGCTACTGGTTTAAACGGTGCGTTTGATTCTCTTAAATCATTTACTGTAAATTTCAAATGGGATGATCTTGTCGATAACATTACTGGCGGCATCACCACATTCATGCAGCAATTTAAGTGGAAAGAAAACGGTCAGAAGCTTGAGGAATTTATAGATAACCTTTTGACTTCTCTCGTTGATATCGCAAATGGTGTTGATTGGGAAGCTTTCGGACATAATATCGGCGTTTTCCTCAGTAAAATAGATTGGACGAAACATTTGTCACAAATCACAACAGTTCTCAAAGAAGTATTAGGCGGAATCTGGGATGGACTTGGAACTACATCAGCCGGAACTTTTATTCAAGCTATAGCAACATTTACTGTTGGAATGAAATTAATGCCATTTGTAAATGCAATCGTAAAGTTTTTTACTGGGGATAGTGTACTTGGCATACTGTCTACTGCTGTTCGGGGAATGCTGGGGCCAGCATTAACATCCGCAGCTTCAACAACGATTCCTGCGTTTGGATCATCACTTGCAGCTCTTGTAGGAACCGGTGGCGGAATAGCCATTGCCGTAGCCGGAGCGGTCCTGCTCACAAAAAAACTTGTAGGATTATTTGAAACAATGCAAGGCGGAAATGGAATGACTACTCAGTACGGCGGTTATCTGCATGACTATGCTGCAAAACTGAATGAATTAACCACAATCACAAATGATCAATCAGAAGCCCTGTGGAAAATGATTGAGAAAGATGAAGAACTCGGTAAATCTCATGACGAGATGTATTCTGATATGATTGAAAAGCTTAAAGAATACGGAGTTTCGACAGAACAAGCCAGAAGTGCTCTTGAACAATATGGTGCACAGGCTGGCGTTTCTGCTGAGTTTATCGATAGTATGACAGATAAGATTCAGGCATTAGGAAACGGCTTTTCTGAAAGTACGGGCCAGATTGATATGTCTTCTCTTAGTACAAAAGAAGCTATTAGCACGCTTTCTGACACTTTGTACCTTTTAAGCTTAAAAGGTGATGAATTTAGTGGTACATATATCGGCGTAAGAGATCAGTTACAGAACACCGGAGGAAGCGCGCAAAGTGCAAACGAAGCGTTAAAAATAGTATACAATGCATTACAAAATGCAGGAGTACCTCTCGATGATTTGAATAAAAAATTATCGAAAGATTTTCCAAACGCTACCGGAGCTGTTACTACTGCGGTTAAAAATAATATTGTTGGTGCGCAACAAAAAATTTCCTCAACTATGATGACAGCAAGTGTTGATACAAAAAATGCAACAAATAAAATGGTAAGCACTACTACAAGCGATCTCGCTGAAATCCAGAAGCAAGCAGATGGCTATATGAAAGGTGTTGACACCAGCACGACAACTCACTGGGGAAATTCTTCCCGTGAAGTAACCAAAAATGTCCGTCAGATGAAGATTGATGCAAGTACAGAGCTTGGCAAAATGGACGAAACTGTCCGCAGCCACTTTGGAAGCCAGTACAGGATTGCCTTAAGTAAATGGCAAGATCTTGGAAGAGATATTTCTTCCTACATCCGCGGAACTATGAACACAAGTATTGGAAGTGGAATCAATACTGTAGTTGATACGATTAAAAGAAATTTCAGTGATATGTACAGTGTTGGCCAGAATGCTATGCAGAATCTTCGAAACGGCATGGAGTCAATCAACATCAGAACTCCACATATTTCCATGGATTACACTGATTGGCAAGAGGGACGGACCCACAAGTGGCGGTACAATTCGAGAGTTGATTGGTACGCAAAAGGCGGTCTTTTCAATGCGGCATCCGTGATTGGTGTCGGTGAAGCCGGAAAGGAAGCAGTCCTTCCGCTGACCAATAAACAGGCCATGAAGAGCATTGCTGACAGCATTACCGGAAACATGCCGGAAGGAAGCGTTGGCCTGAGCAAGGAAGAAATGACACAGGTGGTAACACAGGGCGTTGCAATGGCAATGATGAACATGAATGCCGGTGGAAGCTCATCTCCGCAGTACATTTCCAACACGATCAATCTGGACGGACGTGCTTTTGCGAAAGCTATCACAAAAGCCCAGAACGATAACAACCGGCGGAAAAACCCTAGCCCAGCGTGGTAAAAACCATTGCCATTTCTGCCGGATTGCGGTATAATGAATGAGTAACAAGTAACACCTATATCTTGTTATATTGTGCAAAAACAAAATATTGAGCAGACTTTTAAGATGATATTTACTTGGGTTGAAACAGTGACCCGTTTCCCGTGATACCGTCTTGGAGTCTGCTCTTTTTTTGTTTCCAAACTGGTAAAACCAACAGGCTAGACCGATCATCGAAAAGCGGAAATGCCTTGCCGCCTGCCTGTTGATTTACATACATTCAAGGCATCTTTTATACGAAAGGCAGGTATTTTTCTATGAAAAGAATTCCTATTAGTAAGAAAATTAGATTTGAAGTATTTAAAAGAGATCAATTTACATGTCAGTATTGTGGACGCATGGCTCCAGATGTGATATTAGAAGTTGATCATATTGATCCCGTGGCAGAAGGTGGTGCCAATGATATTGTGAATTTAATTACATCATGCCGGGACTGCAATAGAGGAAAAGGTAAAAATAAACTTTCTGATAAAAAAGTTATATCATTGCAGCAACAATCTTTAAAAGAACTAGCTGAGAAAAGAGAGCAGCTTGAAATGATTGCTGAATGGAAGAAAGAATTGTTGAATTACAACGCTCAGGCAATTAATATGCTTTCAGATTATTTTGAACAATTAACTGGTTCTAGTGTGAACGAACATGGAAGAAATAATATTAATGTATGGTTAAAACGTTTTGGAGTAGAAAAAATAATGACTGCAATGGAAAATTCTGTAAAAACATATTGTAAAGAGTTCACATATGAAGAAATCGAAAAAGCTTTTAAAAAGATTCCTGGAGTTTGCATAAATTGTGAAAAAGGAAATAGTTCGCAAATTTATTATTTTAATTACATAAAGAAAGTTCTTAACTCTAAGAATATAAAATTTGATTTGAAGTTATTAAAATATTATGTCGATACTTATTTGGTTTCTGATGATGCTTTTGAAGAAGAGAAAAAAACGAAAAGATATATCAAAATGTTCGAAAATAGAAAATTTGATATTAACATAAAAAAAAGTACAAGACAGAATTATGCAAAATTGTTATATACCTATAGGCGACATTGATTGTAAGAAAACGATTGAAAATCTTGAATATGGTTTAAATACGAATCATAAAGGATATTTTTTCTCGGACAGGTATTCACTTCAGAATAGAATTGATTTAAAACCATACGCTAAAAACTTTATTGAACTCATTAAGGAATTTTATAAAGAATATTACAACACATTTAACGAACCTCATCCCGAATTAACCATCGAACAATGCTTAAAATTATTGAACAGATATGCTTGGAATGCGTATTGGGGTTTGGCAACTAAAGAAACTTATCTCAACATGTCTTTTGTTCTTTCTATGGGGAAAGAAAGAAATTCGAAAGTTCGAATAATAGAAGCTATGTTTGCTTGTGGTACAGGAATATGTCAAGAAAAATATGAAGAATATGAATCAGAAAAGGAGATGCGCAAATTTGAATGCTAACAATCATATTTTGTAGACGCAACGTAGACGCAACAAAGACGCACTCAGGTATAGGTTTAGGTATAGGTTTAGATATAGGTTTAGATATAGGTAAAGAGAAAGATATAAATAATATAATAGTATCTAAAGATACTATTCGATTGATAAATCAATCATACGAAGTAGAAAAGGGGGAAGGAAACATCATGCCAGTAGACAGACCATTGTTCATGCCGGGAGATATTGTTAAACATTTTAAACGAGAAACCATCCATGATCCGCAAGGCAACGATTACCTGTACGTTATCATCGGTGAAGCGAAACATACGGAAACCGGAGAAGTGCTGATGATTTACCAGGCCTTGTACGGCGACCGGAAACTGTATGTCAGACCGCAAAAGATGTTTTACAGCCTAGTGGATAAAGAAAAATATCCAGACATTTCCCAGAAGTACCGATTTGAAAAATACAAAGGAATGATTTACGTTGAATAAAACGGTTGAAAAACCGCTGGAAACGTTACATGCGATAATTTCCTCGCATTGCACATAAAAATGGATTCTAGCCGATTTTATTCAATCAATTATCGAGAAAGTAGGGAAAAAAAATGGAATATGTTATGATTCTGAACGCAGTATCAGTGATCGCTTGTTCAGCGGCTATTGCCACGGACTGTAAAGTGACAGGTTCAGCGTGGCCATTGCTGGCATTTATTTTAATCCCTAAATGGGAATGTCATCATTTTGACGACAAGGAGGAAAAAAGATGAAGAAAAAATTAAAAATCATGTTACTGGCAATCCTGTGCCTGTGCTTTGCCGGAGGGGCTGCCGGATGCGCTCTGATGGACGATGCTATTAATGACATCAAAGGCGATCTGGTTGGAAATGGATATACAATCCGCACCTATGATAACTACGGTCAAAAGGTCATGACCACGGTCGGCGACAAGATCAATGTTCAAGGGAATCCGATTAAGACAACTTCTTACAACAGTGATGGAACTGTGATCAGCGGATATGAGCTGTCATCCGTGATCACGATCAATATTGATGGCAATGAAATCCAGAGCTGCGGCGACACCTGCATATTTGAGCAAGATGGTCTGGAACCGGATGTGGATTTTGAGCAGACTGATATTTACAGTCAATCTACAGGAAAACTTTCTGACAATACTTACGTTGCCGGGATCGTAAATCAGTACAAGAATTATTTTGGAAAATCCAGAGTTGTTGTGATTAAATCTCAGCTGGGGCAGCCTATTACAGCATATTCTGGTGACGAAGTATACTGGAAGATTCCGAAGAAGTTGCCGAAAATGACAAAGCTCATGATTGACGGGAAAGCCCTTTACATCCACCGGGCGAACTTTCAGATCATTGACACGGCCTTACTCAAATAAAACGGCTTAAATACGGGCACGATTTTTTTAAACGATAAAACTCCACGGAAACACAGAAAATGGATTCTGCGTGATTTTGCCTAATCAATTAATGCAATTTTCATTGTAGTTTCTCTCTATCAGATGTATAATTGGATTATCAATTAAAGGGAGGAAAAAGAAAATGAAAAAGTGGAAAAAACTTACAGTGATCTTGTTGGCAATGATTATGGCACTTGCCATGGCGGTTCCGGCATCGGCGGCAACAGTTAAAATTAACAAAACGAAGGCAACCATTTGTACAGGGCAGACATTGCAACTGAAGATGGTCGGAACAAAAGCGAAACCAAAATGGTCTAGTAACTCAAGAAATGCGATTGTGAATAGCACCGGAAAAGTAACAGCAAAGGCCCGAGGAACAGCTACAATTACTGCCAAAATCGGGAAGAAGAGTTATCGGTGTTTGGTGACAGTAGAAGCACCGAGGATCAGCAGCTCAAACATTTCACTGTACAAAGGAAAAACGGCACAGCTTAAAATGCTGAATACAAAACAGAAATACAGATGGTCTTCTTCGAACACTAAAGTTACAACAGTTTCGCCAACCGGTAAGATTAGTGGAAAAAATGTCGGAACTGCTTATGTTTCCGCCAGAAGTGCATCTGGTAAAACATTTAAGTGCAAAGTCACGGTCAAGAACACACCTAGCAAACTTAAAATGCTTTTACCAAACCAAAAAGAGTGCGGAAATGCAGAGTTTTTCATTGAGTATAATTCTCAGAGAAGTACGAATGGTAAAACAGTACTTATGCAATTATATAAACAATTCCCGATGGGGTATATTAACTTTTCGGCCAGTAATGTCGATCGTGGCTTAACGACATATATCTATATTGATGGAAAACTTTGGGATCAGAACAGAGGTACTTCTGTTAGCGGCGGTGGTTCATTGGATGACTCTTATATAACAGCTGGAACACACGTTGTCGAAATGGTGCAATTTGCGAATAATAATCGTTATGGAAAAGTGAAGTCGTATCGTAGAGCGATGTACAAAGTGATTTACAAGTAAAACTATGGACCGGGGAGAAATCTCCGGTTCTTTCTTTTTTGCTTGAATGCCATATGTAAAAATATGGAATCATATTATATTAAAAACGTATAATGAATAATCATAAAGCGTCTATCTTTTGATAGGTGCTTTTTTCATGCACAAAAATGAGGTGATTATTCATATGGCAGACGTTTTTATAAAAATCAATGGTGCAGCGATGCCTTGCCCATCTTCTTTTACCTGGGGGCTGCAAGATATTTCAGCATCAGAATCTGGACGTACTGATGATACGATCATGCATAAAAACCGCGTTGGCCAGAAACGGAAACTGGCTGTTGGATGGAATGCACCGGATTGGGATACTGCTTGCAAGATCGTACAGGCTGTAAACCCAGAGTATTTTTCCGTTGAATATCCTGATCTTTTATCTGGAAATAAACATGAAGTAAGAACTTTTTATGTCGGTGACCGGTCTGCCCCGTTCAAATATTGGTGGGTAGGAAATCAGCGGATGGAAGGTTTGCAGTTTGATTTGATTGAACAGTAGGAGGTGAGAATTTGAGGTATGTTTCCAGCAGATTTAAAACTGAACAGAATAACGACAATAGGAACTATCTGAAATATGCGGATATCACATTGACAGATGGAACGGTTCTCAATCTTACCAATACGGATTTTTGGTCAAATGGAATGAAATTTGAAGATTCAGTATCCGATGATAGTGCTTTTGCAATTGGATCTGCGAATATAAACACAGTAAATCTGTCAATTAATAACTTTGATGAAAAGTATACGGATTACGATTTCACAAATGCAGAAGTGATCTGTTATGTTGGACTTGAAGTGGAACCAACGTCCGGAACTGAAAAAGAAATAGAAAAAATCCGAATTTGCACCATGACCGTGGTTGATACACCATATCAGGACACTACGATTATTGAACTAACATGCGAGGATAATATGCGAAAATTTGATCGTGATTATTCTGAGAGTAAGCTCAAGTATCCGGCGACACGTCGGCAAATAATCCAAGACGCATGTAATGTATGTGGAGTAACACTGGATACATTATCGTTCGATCAAGATTCTTATCAAATCGTAACAAGGCCGGATGATGATGCATTAACTTTTCGTCAGGTGTTAGCATGGGTATGCCAGATTGGATGTCAGTATGCCAGATGCGATAGATATGGCAGACTGACTATAAAATGGTACGATACGGAAATTGTTGATGCGAATAGAATTGAAATTAATTCTACGAGCAAATTTACCCCAAATTTAGATGATGTGGTTATAACTGGCGTAAGGGTAACAGAATATATTGAGGCTACATCCGATGATAAAACCGCAAGTTCATACTTGTATGGAAATGAAGGATACGTCCTGGAAATCAGCGAAAATAAACTGATCCCACAGGGAACCGGTGAGACTGTAGCTGCAATGATCGGCGAAAAATGCGTTGGAATGTCGTTTCGCCCATTTGAAACGCAGTGCTTAACAGACATATCTATTGAAGCCGGGGACGCTGTTTTAATAACGGACAGAAAAGGTAATAAATATAAAAGCTTTTTAACGAATGTTGTACTACAACCCGGAGTATTCGAACAAATTTCTTGCAATGCTGAGAGCGCAGCTAGAAACAGTTCAAAACAATATTCTTTGATTACGCAAACAGTTGTTGATGCTAGAAAGTCAGTGCAAAAGGAAAAAGCGCAACGAGAGCTTGCACTTGAAGAATTTGAGAAAAGGCTTGACAAATCATCAGGGGTTTTTACCACTATCGAAACTCAAGAGGACGGGAGTAAAATTTTTTATTTGCATGATAAGCCCAAATTAAGTGAATCGCAGGGAATATGGCGGATGACGGCGGAAGCCTGGGGCGTATCAAACGACGGCGGAAATACCTGGAACGGCGGAATGACTGTTGATGGAGACGCTATAGTTCGTATTTTGGAAGCGGTTGGAGTTAACGCAAATTGGATCAATGCCGGAGCCATTACCGTAAAAGACGCAGAAGGGAATCTTCTATTCTCTGTTGACATGGATACAAAATCGGTATATATCAGCGGAAATGTGCAGATTGGCGGCGGAAAAACATTTGACGATACATTGAAAGAGTTTGCTGCATCTGCAAAAAATATGACCATTCAGCTGAGCAATGAATATCAGGGCATTCCTGTTAATTCTGATGGGAATTATATCAACTTTCCAGAATGCTCAACTCAGGTTACGGTGATGTACGGCGCACAGGATATCACGGAGAACTGTTCGTACACTATAACCGAATCTCAGAATATCTCGGGATCCTGGGACGAAGTTGAACACACGTATACAGTTGAAAGCTTAACTGCCGACAGTGGCTGGATTGATATAAGAGCTACTTATCTTGAGAACCTGTCAGTATCGAAACGATTCACGATAGCTAAGCAGTATGCCGGAGAACAGGGTACAGCCGGAAGAACATATTTTATAAATGCCGATGCTGACATTTTGCTGATGGGGGCTGACAAGAAGATCACTCCGAATGTTCTGAACTTGAGGCCTTACTATAGAGATGGTCAGGAAGATGCTAAAAACTTTTATGCCTGGTGGACTATCGAAAAAAGCGTTGATAACGGCTCTTCCTGGGAAGATATAAGCACATACAGCACCTCGATGAAGCTGATCCAGATTCAGCTGAACGCGCTGTCTCTTGAAGCACATGACATGATAAGGGCCAGTGCTTATGCCGATAAAGAAAAAACTATACTATGTGATCAGCAGACGTTCCCGGTAGCACTTGACGTTTCTGCTCTGTCTCAGAAAGATATTGTAGAAATTCTGTCTAATAACGGAGCTTGGAAAGGACTATACTATCTGAACAATGAGCTGTATGTTTCTTTCAATGCGGCACTCGGAGGAATACTGACACTCGGTGGACAGAACAACGGGAACGGGCTTCTGATCCTTCTTGACGACGAAGGGTCGGAGATAGGCCGGATGTCGTCCGGAGGAATGTCATTTCGAAATTCTGATAACAACATAGTCATAAGAATTAATAAGAGCGGAATATTCTTATATGATTCGACCGGTCAAAAAAGAAAAGTGCTTATTGGCAGTTCCGGCATCACTATGTATACGGATTATACAGACACAAACAACTGGAAAGCCATAAAAATCGGTAAGTACGGAATTTATGCAGCAGAAAAGAGCGGCGGAGTGGAAGATCTCTGGATGGAGGGTGATACCAGCCACCAATGGGATGGATATATTCTAAGATTTTTAAATGGTGCAGTTCGTTTAAATGCAAATGCAGTATATACAGACGGTTGTTCGATGGGAAAGAACCTGACTACTTCGGGAACGTTAACATGGTATGATTATGAACAGCAATCTCTTGATAACCCGACTGCAAAACGTCAGCCAGTAGCATCACTTGGAACTGATACGAATAAGGTGGCGTATCTTGCAACTCAATATACAACAACCCAATCACCTACGACAGCAAATTCTTACTACAGACTAGCAGTCAGAGGGCAATGGGGGAATAGCAAGTATAGCACACATTACATTTACACGGATCTTATAACTTCTGACATTCGATTAAAGAAAAACATTAAAAATAGCAAAATAAAAGCCCTTGAAGCTGTCGAGCTGATGCAAGTCCGCCAGTTCGACTGGAAAAAGGGCGGACATCAGAACATCGGTTTCGTGGCTGATGAACTGGAAGAAATCGATCCGAACCTGGCTCTGGGCGGTGGATATGATGAAAACGGCGATATGGATGTTAAGCAGATTAATACCCCTTACCTACTGAACTACGCTATCAAAGCGATACAGGAACTATCAGTTACAGTAAAAGAGCAGAGCTGCAAGATTAGAGAATTGGAGGGAAAATTGGATGGAATTAAAGGGAATTGACGTATCATCTAATCAGGGGAAACCAGACTGGGCGAAGGTTGCTAAATCCGGCGTTAAATTTGCAATCTTGAGAGTACATCAAAGGGACGGTATTGACAACTCATTCGAGTACAACTACAAGGGATGCAAGAGCAACGGAATCCTTGTCGGTGGATACAAGTATTCTTACGCTCTGACACCGGCGCAGGCTATTGACGAGGCGGAAGATGTGATTGCTGCACTGAACGGACGAGGACTGGATTTTCCGGTGTTCTATGACCTTGAGTGGTCTAATCAGAGAAAACTCGGGAAACAGGCGATTGAGAATATCGCAGTTGCATTTCTGACTAGAATGAAGAAAGCTGGCTATAAGGTCGGAATCTACTGCAACATGGATTGGTACAACAATGTTCTGACTGATGCACTCAGGAAGTATGAGTGCTGGATTGCTCGTTATCCGGCAAACGACAATGGCTCTATGCAGGAAAGATTGCGTCCGAATGTGGGTGTAGGCTGGCAGTATTCCAGCAAGGGAAAAGTATCCGGTATCAGCGGAAATGTCGATATGGATGTGTTCTACAAGGACTATAGAGGAGCAACACAGAAAGGAGAAACAACAGTGGCAAAAACAAAATTACAGAAATTCCTTGAACTTGGTGATTATTATGCTTCAAATGGCGGATATCTGGAAAAGAAGAGTGACGCTTATCTGGATGATTTTAAGAAGAACGCTGGTTACAACAACTATACCAGATTTGCTCGTGATGTAAATTCCTGGGGGCAGCCAGGTTGCCAGGCTCAGCCATGGTGTGCAGAGTATCAGTTCTGGAAACTGGTTAAGGTTCTAGGAATCACAAGAGCATTGCAGATTATGGGCGGTGGATTCTATAACTGCAAGAGCATCACAAATCACGCCAAAAGCAATGGAACATGGCACAAATCACCAAAAGTAGGTGCGTTGATTATATTCCGTAACGGTTCCCATGTTGGCTCTGCCCGCAGCTTCAATGGTAGTGTCGTATATACCAACGAGGGAAACACTTCCAGTGCTGCCGGTGTGGTGGCAAATGGCGGAGCCGTGCGCAACAAATCCTACGCTATCAACGATTCTGCAATCGACGGATATGTCTGGATTGACTGGGGAAGTGAGGGACAGACTGCGGCTTGGAAAGCAACCGGTACAGCTACTTCCACAGCAGACGATTTATATGTCCGTGAAAGCCCGAACGGATATGTTCTCGGAAAAATCAACAAAGGAAACCGTGTTGAGATCAATGGAGAAAAGTCCGGTGCATGGACTAAGATCAAGGTCGCTGGAATCGGAATCGGCTGGGTTGCTACGAAGTACCTTGCTGTTGATGGGGCAAAAAATGTGGCTGCAACTGCGACAGTAATCGTCAAAAAGCAAGACAAGAACCAGAGGTTGTACACTGGACAGGTCACAGCTTCCAGTCTGAACGTCCGCACATGGGCTGGAGCAGAATATCCGAACATCAAAAAATATCCGACATTGAACAAAGGAAACAAGGTTGATGTTATGAACTTCACTCAGAAAGCAAGTGACGGTAACTCTTGGTACTACATCCGCATTGCTGGAAAGTACTTTGGATTCGTTTCCGCAAAATATATCAAAAAGGTATAAGATTTAAGCCCCTTGGAGTTAATCCTTGGGGCTTTTTTCCTTTAAACCAAATTTATGTTCTGATTGATTTTTCCTTCAGAACAAGGTATACTATCAACAGCCGCACAGGGGTTGAACTTATGATGTAAAGTTTCCTGTGTGGCTAGCACAAGTTGATAGTGCAGATTGATTCCACCGTGCATGAACGGAAGAGTTGTATGTCCCAATTCGGGGGCTGTTAGCAGCGGCACGAGTGGACAGTCAGGAAAAGAGTTGGGTCTAAAAACCCGACTCTTTTCTTATTCTTCGAGATATTCTTGATATATCTGTTCTATTTCTCTTTTTCGATTCTGGGATATTGAAACGATATCACCGGAAATCATTTTGATGTCAGATTCAATGTTTGCGATGTAATCCATGTTTACGATATAACTGCGGTGGCACCGTACAAAACGCCGATCCAGAACTTTTTCTATCTCATGCAGACGCCGGTAAAAGCCATACTGATGCCTGTCCGTGCAATGGATGATGCACATTTGACCACGGCTTTCTATATATTCGATGTTTCGGAAGAAAACCCTGTGGAAATCACCTTTGAATTTTACAGTAAGCATCCGTTCTTTCAATCTTCCGAGCGTAGTATCAATTACGGAAAACATCCTTCCATCTTCATGTCCTTTGATAACATACTGTGTTGCTCGAACATCAAAAGCATCACGCATGTAGCCGGCATGAGCTGTCCAGAACATCAGACTTCCGGAATAACCAGAGCCACGTAACTTATCTGCTACATCAACACCACTTTCACCATCTTTTAAAATGATGTCCAACACGATCAAGTCAAACCATTCACCGTCTTTCACATCATCCACAAGAGGGACACCAGAAGTGTATTCTGAAATCTGATACGAACGGTCGCCCTTTTTCTTCAAAAATGACTCAGCCCTTGTCTTGAAATAATCAATATCAAGCTGGTTATCGTCAAGTATCGCTATTCGCATTTATATCACACCCTTTTTATTATGCGAAAACCCACTATTTATTCAATTTACCAATTTTTACGGTGAAATGTTGTATAATTTACAATGCAGATAGTATTTATACAGATATTATACTACAGCAGTTTAATACTGTAAATGGGCTGAATTGCCGGAAATTTACCAAAGCTGCTCTCCTGTGATAAAAAAAGTGCTTAAATATCCGGCAGTCAGTCCATAAATAAAAGATATGAGAAAATTATATTTTACTTCTGATATGATATTAAATCTGTAGTATATTCACCTTCATATTCAGCCAACGGTCTGATTGTTAATGCGAAATCTACTTTTGATATTTCAGAAATCTCGTTCATTGAAAGGAAATCGTCAGTTGGAGTTAAGGTTATAATTGTTTTACAATTATTCAGCAAATATTTGTTGCACAGTTCATAATTCACATCGGAAGTTGTAAAGTCATTATAAGTTTCAGAAACTACATCGTAAACAAAATACTGACCAGTTGTATTCGTGATGCAAAACGTGAAACTGTTCTCTTTTGATGATACAAAATCAACGCTAATACCATCTTTATCATATATGTTTTGAACGTTACTTAACACAGGTGAAGATGTTTCCGTGGCTCCAGTTACATCAACATGCACCTGACCACTATCGAAAGCTTTAAAGCTTTTTGAATTATCATAAGCCCACAGCAAAATATCGAAGCTGCTCAATTCATCCATTTGATAATCTTTATAAAAATTGGTTTTTTCCCAAGCACTGGTAAGTTCTATAGTAGAATTTGCTTTTTTACCTGGTGCAACATCGGCAGAATTAAGACCATATTGGTCACCACCAGCCATGATGCCGTTTATGGCATATGCGTAAGGTGCAATACGTAAATTCAGATCAGAATTGTTTTCGATATACAAACCAATGGTTCCTTTTGATGGCGACTCTGTTAAGCCTTTTGTTTCGACGTGTACTCCGTTTTCATCATATAAAACAAAGTCTTCTGCAAACGTCGGGATAGAAGTGGATGAAACCAAAATGCTTGTGACACCAAGTGCCACTAATAATTTTAAATGCTTTTTCATAGTAAATCCTCCTTAGTAAAATTTGTATATATTATATCATTTAAAGCACAAGTAGCATAGTGAAATATAATAAAATTCGAGGTGTTATCAATGAAAACATTCAAACAAATTCTAGCCATTATCGGAATTATATTATACGTCAATTACATCATCAGTTCACCGGTATGCGTAGAAGAATATGCAAACAGAGGTACTAGCATTTGTTCCGAACAACATATGCACAGACAACCAACAGTCAAAAGAAATGTCACGAAACAGATGCAGCATATTCCTATGCTTGTATTTTATTTTGCTCCAAAGAGGAATGATTTTACCTTTGCTATCACGAATAATTTCTATGCAATTGTAAATATTCCGGTATACCATTGGCAATTACCTCGTGGAAATATCATTTCATCCCACTTATTCCGTTTTATTAGACATATTATAGGATATAATGCAAACATAAGTTTGTGGTATGCCATCTGCTAATCGAACATATACTTTAATGTAGACAGTAGTTTGCAAACGGAGAGGGTTTTTATGGATTATAAGAAAGAGATTATTGAAATGATACAAAAAATACATAATGAATCAATAATAAAGTTTATTTATGGATGCGTAAAAAGAGCATATGACGAAGAAAGGGCAGGAAGATAATTCCCGCCCTTGCATCTTAAAAAACAAATTTTTCAAAAAAATCACACAGCAAATCTTTTTTATCGGGTGGCAGATTATCGTATTCAAGAATAATTCTTTTGAAACGAGGGTCTGACTGCTCGATTTTTTGTAATCACATCTCCGAATTCAATATCTTCCGCCGGTATTTCACTGACCATACCATATGGTAATTAATATTGCACACAAGTGCGGTAATGTATAAGATTCTCCTTCATACATATAGTATAGCATAGTATTAAGAATATCACAATAAAATGCCGAACATATTTTCTTTTTTAATAAAGCTGGATACAGCATTTTTTAGTAAAAAAATAAATATATTTTACTTATAATGTGCAGATATGCACAGTTTACGCTTTCATCTCGGCAATTGAATTACCGAGGATTCCCGCTTATCTTCCTAAAGCCCTAATCTTTCCAGTACCTGGCATAGAATTACCTTTGCACCACATATTAAATGTAGACGTGTTTGCACCAATAGCTTCAGCAACTTCTTTTTGCTGTTTTCCACTTTTCAAAATATACCTATTAAGGTTGTTTGAAAATATCCTCTTTTGTTCTTCGTCTGTCATAATTCTATTATCCTCCTCATACCTAGTATTTTACACCATAATTAAAATAAATTCAATAGCAAATTCAATTAATTCGAATTTTGGTGTTGACAATTCGATTTGATTGAATTATAATAAGTCCATGAGTTAAGAAAGGAGATGAGCAAATGCCAAAAATTTCGTTAGAAGCAGTTCGTGTTAATGCTGGATACAATCAGAAAGAATGGGCTGAAATATTCGGTATTTCCAATGTCACAGTGGTTAACTGGGAGAAAGGAAAAACTGAACCTACATTATCTCAGCTCAGAAAAATGAGTGAACTTTCTGGAATCCCTATGGATTTTATTTTTGTGCCTAATAAATTCAATTAAATTGAATTAGAAAGGAGCAGTATGAACGAATTACATATTTTCAATTCAGAGGAGTTCGGAGATATTCGAACAGTAACAATTGACAATGAACCTTGGTTTGTTGGAAAGGATGTAGCAACAGCATTGGGATATAAAAATACCGCTGATGCTATTGGAAAGCATATAGATACTGACGATAAGCTGACATCGCAAATCGCGATTGCAGGTCAGAGAAGAGACGTAGTAGTAATCAACGAATCCGGATTATACGCTTTAATCCTCGGGAGCAAGCTTGAATCAGCTAAGAGATTCAAACGTTGGGTAACAAGTGAGGTTCTTCCAGCAATCCGTAAGACAGGTTCTTATCAGAAACCAATGACCACAGCAGAGCAGATTCAGTTGTTGGCACAGGGAAACATCGAGCTTAAAGAAAAGATTGATGCTGTCAATGATGACTTGCAGGAGTTCAAAAGAGACATGCCTTTACTTGCACTGGAATGTCAGAAAATCACAAAGGCAAAGAACCAGAAAGTAGTTCCGATACTGGGTGGAAAGAATGCACCGGCATACAAAGATAATTCATTGCGTCAGCTCGTGTACAGTGATATTGACGCGCAGCTTCGCAGGGAATTTGGCGTGAATACCTACAAGGCAATCAAGAGAAACCAGTGCGATATGGCAATAAAAATCATAAACGAATATGAGCTGCCGATGTATTTGAAAGATCGCATTGATGATGCGAATGCTCAGAGTAGTTTCTTATGAGAAAGAGAGAAGATTATGAAAAGTATTGAAAGTTATATGTTTTATGGCGATAACGCAGAAGTATTTCGACCACTTATCGGATTTAAAATCGAGGACATAGAATTCACAAATACGAATGAAGAAAAAGAACCGGTAATTATTCTTGGTTGTGTCAATGAACACCATGTAAGAATAGATCTCCTGCTTCAGGAAGATGGAGTATTTATTTCCGAACCATATGCGGTTAATGAAGATCTCAGTGCTATTCGTTCAGAAAATCCTTCTGTGAGCAGAAAGAAAGCAACGCACACGGGAAAAATTGGAGAGAAAACAATTTCCGAATGCGTTGCAAGTGGAATTAATTCTGCTGTTCAGAACTCCATTCGTGATATTGACGAAGAAGATTAATTGTAAAGGAGCGAATTTTATGAGTAAAAAAAAGAAAAAGAAAAAGGCTTCTAAGATGGTACGAACATCAAAGAAACCTATTTCCTTAACATGTTTGATTAATAAGAAACCTATTTGCCAGATGGATATTTTTCGTTGAATGCTTCTAACGCAGATTCATAAGCGTTCATGTATTCTTCGAAATAATCGACAGTGACATGGACTTTGCATGAATCAATTTGAGCTTGACGTTTTAAATGGCACGCGTCAATGCAAACTGCAACGGCTAAATCATGTGCACGTTTTTCATTATCGGTCATTTTTACACCTCCCTTCGGAGAATATTATATCACATCGCAAAAAGGAAATGGCAAACTAAAAAAAGAAACAATCAGGAGGTAAAAATCAGATGATTAAATGCGAAAAAGGAAACGTATCAATCAACGGTGCGGGAAATGAAGTTATCCATGATCTTTCGGAAATCGTATCTCGTACCTACAGTTCCTTTTCCAAAGCGTTCGGAGAGGAAAAAACAAAACAGATGATTTTTAAGGCGGTAAACGCCGGGATGGGAGCGAACAAATGACAAAAGCAGAGAAATTTAACCTTTATGCTGATACCTTATACGGAATGTGCCGGAAAGCACAGGACGCAGTTCCAGAAGCACTTGTGTGTTTTGAATGTAAGGTTTTCAGCAGTGAAAAGTTGGGGACATATCGTGCAATATGCGTCGGTATCAAAACGTCTGGTGGAAGCAGAAAATATTACGATGTGTGCGAAGCATTACATGATATGGAGGAAAACTTTGAATCCGTAAAGACAATACTGAACAACCTGTTACTTGATGCTCCGTGTCCGTACTGCGAAAAGGAGAAAGAAAATTGATGGCTGTAGAAAAAGAAAGCTCCGTGGATTTTATCCCGGAGACCGTTAAAGAAGAATATGCCATGCTGGCAGGCAGATTGAAAGCTGTTGAAGCTTATCTTGATGCTTCAGATAGCGATTACGTAGACAAAAACGTTCTGGCTGCCATGTTAGGCATTTAAGTTGTAAGCAGCCCCGGCGGTGCAGGAACACCAACCGGAGCACGTATCTAACTTAGCTTGAGTAAGTTAAATACAGGTTGATTATATCACACCTTCCTGTATTTGACAAATAAAAACACAGGAGGGCATTTTTAATGTCTAAAATCACTAAGGAAACTGGCAAAACACTTGCTTCTGAGATCATCAAAGATCTTGAGAAGGAAGCAAGGAACAAAGATCTGGCAATCATTGCTCTGCTGACTACAGTGCTGGCAATGGGATTGCTGGGGAAAGGAAAATAATGAGAACTTACTTAGAGGGGCTTGCAGTGTTCGGAGTTTCTGGTCTGGCTATCGTGTTCTTTGCCGTATGCTGGGCTGTGACTGATTTAGACGCACTCACAATTCTGGCGTTGGATTACATCTTAATGAGTACAGTCGGGATGGCGGTGATGCTAAAAATCAATGACTTCGTACATGACATTAAAAGGAAGGAAAAAGAAAACAAAAATGCAAGATTTAAACAGAGCAACACTGACCGGATTCGTAACTGATTCGGCAGAAGTCAAATTTAAGCCAAGAAAGGGAAAGAGCTTTTTAGTCGTCAGAAGTGACCGCTTCAGTGGAACACCAGACGATATCATTGTTGAGATCCCGAACAGACTCAAAGGTACGTTCCGGGAATGGAATTGGATAAAGGTTTCGGGAAGAATCCGTTCTAAATGGGTCAGAGCAGACCACCAAGAGAAAAAGTATATGTATCTGGAAGCATATGATGTCAGCACGGAAGGAACGCTTCTTGTGAATACAGTAGAAATGACTGCGAATATTTGCAAGAAGCCGGTGCTGAGAGAAACGCCGTTAGGAAAAACAATCTGCGAAGTTTGCGTGGCAATCAATGGATACAGACGTTCAGAATATATCTCCTGTATTTCTTGGAGAGACTTGGCGGTGAAAGCTTCTGAATGGAAAGTAGGGACAAAAGTTAGATTAAAGGGACGTATGCAGAGCCGTGACTATTGGAAGAAGCAGTCAGATGGTTCTTATGTTAGAAAAACAGCATACGAAGTTTCAGTAATAGAGATGGAGAAAATCAAAGATGAAAAAGGTAACTTTGAAAAAACTGAGCGTTGAAAATTATAAGAAATTTGAAGCAAAAGAATTTGATTTCACAGGAAGAACAGAAGTTTCCGGAAGAAACAGACAGGGTAAAACTTCTCTGATGGACGCATATTTTGATGTTCTGACCGGGAAGCTGGCAGATGGAACGCTTCCGAACAATATCCGCCGGAAGGTTGACGGTGAAGAAGTTGACGATCCAGTGGTGAGAGAACTGGTTATTGACGTTGACGGAACAGAATATGTTATCCAGAAAAAGACAAAGAAAGGAAAATCATCAAATACGGTTGAATATTACGTCAACGGAATTAAGCGGAACAAAACAGAGTATATGGAGATTCTTAAAAGGATTGCCGATCCTGATACGATTGCTATGTGCAGCAACGCCAGAGTGTTTTTGAATGAAATCCAGAAAGCAACAGCAAAAGCAAGGGAAACACTGGGAGGAATAGCAGGATTCAGTGAAACACAGTTCAGAGCAGAGCATCCGGAATATGAATGGATAAAGAATGAAGGTGTGGAAGGAGATTCTATTGAAGAGATCTTAAAGGCCCGCAGAAGAGAACTGAGAAAAGCTAAGTCAGATGTTGATGATATCGCAAAGCAGATCAGAAAAGAGCAGGGCCGACAGGTTGAGTGTGATGAAACACTTCCGGCGCAGAGGGACGAACTTCTTGATCTGTTGAAAGAAAACGAGAAGCAGGAAAAAGCACTCTGCGATGCTTCAAGGGAATACGACCGGATTTCTATTGAACTGGCAGGGCTGAAGCGTTCACGTGACGCACTGGTTGAGAAAGCTGGTAAAACAGTCAGAGAAAAACACGACAGAATAACTTCCTTATTATATATGCTGAAATCCGACAAGAAAAACGCCGAGAACAAATTAAGGCTTGCTGAAATGGATCTGGAACACGCCAACAAAGGAATTGAACGCCACAAAGCAGCATTGGCACAGGCTAAAAAGAAATATACGGAAGCGTTAAAAGAGAAGTGGGACGGCGATACCGAACTTACTGCAATCCGTGGAGCAGAGTTTGATCTGGCAGCAGCTATTTGCCCGACATGCGGACAGGCACTTCCAGAAGAACAGGTAGAAACTGCGAAACGCAAGTTTGAGTTTAATAAGCAGTCCAGAATTGCTAAAAAGTTAGAAGAGAAAGAGCAGTTCGAGAAAAATAAACGCACCAAGTTGGAACGGATCACTGAGGACGGCAACGAAGCTTCCGAGGGACTGAAAACGGCGAATAAAACTAAGAAAGAAGCAGAAGCAGCTATTGAAGATACAAAGAAAAAGCTTGCATCTCTGGCACTTGAAATCGCAGAAACGGAAAAGGAAGCAGAGAAACCGATTCCAGAACCGGATATGTCTGGCGATGAAGAATACAAGGCAGTTTGCGACAAAATCTCAGCACTGGAAGAAAGTCTCAATGGCATCGGAAACGGTGAAAATGACAGGATTTTATTAAGCAACAACCGTCATTCTCTGGAAGTAAAACTCAGAGATGTTGAAGCAAAGATTAAGACTCAGACCGCAAGGCTTGAGGAAAAAGCCAACAACCTTGAAGCGTTGCAGGAAGAACAGAAAAAGTTTTCACAGAAGCAGGCGAACATTCAGCAGAAAGTAGATCAGCTGACCGAGTATTCCATTGAGAAGAATAAGGCACTGGCAGCAGTGATTAATCCGCACTTCAAACATTTTCAGTTCCAGTTCCTTGATTACACGCAGGATGGAGAACCGTTGGAAACTTGCCGGATGATCTGCAACGGTATTGATTATGCAAACGGCCTGAACCATAGCGACCGGATTCTTTGCGACATTGACCTTGTGATGGGATTGCAGGGGATGAACGACTTACGACTTCCGGTTTGGGTTGATGATACCGAAAGCGTAAATTCGGACAGGATTCCAGAATTGGATACACAGATGATTCTACTGAAAGTATCAGATGGAGAATTGAAGGTAAAAGGGATTTGAAAATTAAGAAAAGGAGGAGAAGAAAATGCAGTTAGCCACATGGGGAACATACAGATTCAAAGCCGATGCACAGAAATGTGCAGATGAAATCATGGAAATCTGTGAAGAATTGGAATCGGCTACACCACAGCAGATTCTTGAAAAAGCTAGAGATGGGAATACTGAACTTCATAAGTGCTTTACGTGGGATGACACCGAAGCAGCAGAGAAATGGAGAATCACAGAAGCCAGATCAGTTGTAAGAAATCTCAAGATTGTTGAGGTGAAGCCGGATAAAGAACCAGAGCCGACAACAATTAGAGTTTTCTACAAAACCGATAATTCCGGTGGGTATAAGCCAACAAAACTGATTTTAAAGAAACCAGACGAATACAAAGCATTGGTGGAACGTTGCCGGAGCGAACTTCTGGCAGTGAAACAGAAATTCCAGAACGTATCAGAATACGAAGAAATATGGGAAATGATTAATTAAATATCAAAGCTGCTACTGTGCTGATATGCCTACAAGAGTGGGAATAATAGAACAAGACATGACATTACAGTACAAGATAGCGCAGCACACGACAGAACACCGCAGAACAAAATTAAATGTATAGACTTATTCTTGTAGGTTTATGAGTGCAGTAGCGGCAAACTTCCTACGTTGATATGCCTGTAAAATAGGCAAGAAAAAATAGCGCAATATAACACATAACAGAACACAACATGGCAGAACTTATTTTACAGGTTTATGAGCGTAGGAAGCCACAAGATTTGGTTCAGATATATAAGTTCTGAAATAAAATAAAATTCTACATTTCTGTATCTGCATTAGCAGAAGAAATAATATTATAGTTCAACACAGTACGACACATCACAAGATACTAAACAACATGACACTACATATGATGTTAATGCAGATACAAAAGCGTAAGAAGTGAAACTTCAATTTTGATGTTCCTACAATAAGTAGAATTAGTATAGGAAAGAATACAATAGAACGTCAAAGTATAGCACAGCACTTCAATGGAGGACTGTTTTACAGGCGGTATAACCGTCATAACAAAACAACATAGAACACCATACGACATCATATCATAGCAAACTATACGATAGCAAAATATACGACAAAAATATGACTTTTATATCGTCTGCAAAGCAGTCTTCCGAAAATTGAATATTGGGTAGGTGGCATGAAAACACCGAGTAAACAATAACGCAAAATAAAATAAAACATACAAGGATAGTATATTATAGGACAATTCATGTTACCTACCGAGCATTCAACTCGACCAGATGTACTTAACTGGCAGTAGAAACTGTCATAATAGGAAACCATAAAATCTTATATGTGAGAACAAAATAATATAGTAAACAATAGCACAACACAAGACACGATTTCTATTGCCAACTAAGTACATCTGAAATTTGCGTAAAGATTCAAGCGGATTAGTCCGCAATATAAAGCAATAAAGTAAAGAATAGAACAGCACATCACAGGATACATCAGTATAGCTATATCAAACTATTGTGAATTAATCTGCTTGAGTATTTGCGCAAACAGAAACTATAAATCAAATCATAAAATTTCGGAGGAAAAACACAATGGCAAAAGTAAAAACATTTACAATCGAACCTTTAAAGGAAACAACATTACGACTGGAACTTATCGGTGATACAGACCTGATCCTTCACAAGAGAAGCAGATATTACGAGCAGGCTGAATGTTGGAAACAGGCACACGATAAAGGAACAAAAATGCCGGAAATCTATAACCAGTCAAAAAATATTTGGGAGGGCTTGATTACAGGCATTCACTGGGAGAAACCGATTACTTTCCACGATGAAGATATTTCTCTCTATACACAGGAAGAATGGGAATCATATATGAAGGACAATCGTCCTTGTATTCTTACTCAGGCATTTAAGAAAGCGTTTACGGAAACGTTTATTACTTTCTTCAAAGATTCCACAGGTAAGAAAGGAACAGATATCAAACGTTCTCTTTCAATGGCAGGGTCTATTTGCCCCGATACATTTAGTGATGTTGAAGTAGTTAGTAATATCGTTCCTACATCCGGAATTAGTGCAAGCCCGGTTCTTTGCAGTAGCAATGTATTTCATAATTGGAGAACTACTATTGAAGTATCTTGCCCGGATATTGTATTTCCACATGAGACAGTTTTACAGCTGATTGAAACTAGTGGAAAATATATCGGTATCGGAACACAGCGAGCAAACGGAAACGGAAGATATCATATCAACCCAGAAAATGTAACAATCATTTAAATAATAACAGTTCGGTGGTATATGAATCTGGGTGAATGCCCGGAAATCACAACAGGATATAAAATTCCAATAAAGCAAATAATAGCACAGGACACAATATTTCATTCTGTTTCATATGCCACCGAGCATAACTCTCAGGCGCATTCACGGTGGATTGAGATTCCATCAATTAAGTAAACCAAACGAAAGAATATAACACAACAGGTTAAAATATTACAGCATAAAGCAGAATTTCAATTCACTATGTATGTGCCTGAGAATAAGTAATTTTAACAGAAAAGGAGAATTAAAATGGCAGAAAACACACAGGTAGCAAATTTCAACACACAGCTTTCCTACTACACAAATCGGTATGTTGATTTAATGGAAAGAGATTTAACTTCAAGAGGAATGGAGTTTGATTCTTATTCAAAAGATTGCGTAGTGGCAGCAATGGGATCTATTTTCCAGATGGTACATGAGAGCGGCGTCAATTTTGACGCAATCAACGGTTCTAATCTTAAATTTATTCTGAGCAAGGTAGCAGCATTAAAGCTGAACGCAAACGCACAGCCAAGAGAATGCTATTTCCAGATCAGAAACGTAAATGTAGCAGCGAAAGGACAGAAACCTCAGTGGGAGAAGAAAATCGAATTTGCGATTGAGGGCGATGGAAACGATGCTCTTGTAAGCAGATACGGTGTCAATGTGGCTAAAGTATTTCCGTACTGGAAAGTCAGAGAGGGAGACAAATATACGCCACCAAGACATAAAGGTGTAGAAATTACACCACCGGAATGGGAAGAATCTGGCGTAGGTAAGGTAGTCCGTATTGTATATCCGATTCAATACAAGGACGGGCACATCGAATACCTTTCATGTGAAAGAGCAGATGTTTTGAAGAATCTTGCAGCACACATCAAGAATAACCTCCAGAATGAAACTTTTGGAATTTGCGCAGACAGATATAAAGCTACGGATGCACAGAAAGCTCAGATCGAAGCAAAGAAAAAAGAGATTATGAAAAAGGTCTCTGATATTGGAGAGCTGGAAGCAATTATTGATTGTGAGGAATTAAGACCGTACATTTCACCGTCTTATTACGAAACACAGTCAAGAGAATCAATGATTATTCGTAAGATGCGAAACAACATTATGAAGTCTATTCCTAAGAGATGGGACAATCCAGTGCAGGCTTACGAATACAACATGATGGACGCCACATACAAAGAAGTACAGGAAGAAATCGATCAGAACGCTAACACTGAAGAATTCATCCCAGAGCCAATGCCAATCGAAGAGCAGCCGAAGCAGCCGACGGTCGCAGAAACTGTCCAGACGGTAGAAAAAGAACCGATCCCGGCAGCAGATAAAGAACCAGAGATTCCAGATTTTATGAAGCAGGAGGAAATGTGATATGAGTTTACATGATGTATTTACAGTATTGTGTGTGATTGCTTATATCGTTTTTGTTGCATTAGCGATATACGCCGCTAAGAAGAAAAACAGTTTACCGATGCTGGTCGCGCTGGTAATTTCCAGTTTCTTTAACTTGATGGTTTCACTTACAGCATGATCGGGAGGTGCTAAAAATGAACAATAACGAAATTTTAAAGAAAGCAAAGGAACTGGTTGAACTTCTGGAAAAACAGGAAAAAACATGCAGGGTGAGATTATCTGAACTTAATCCGGGAGATATCTTCCAGACTACCGGAAAGCGAAAATATAAGGTCTTGGAGCAGTGTGGAGATACAACGAAAATTATTTCACTTGATCTGGTGAAAGAAAATGTGAAATTCGGAGACAACACGGATTACAACAAATCAAATGTAAAGAAGATGTGCGACACAGAAATCTTAAAGGATTTTGAGGAAGAATTTGGTGCTGAAAACATCGAAGAGCATACGGTAGATATTATTACTGTGGATGGGCAGAAAATTGGAGTAGTGAAATGCAAAGTTCGACCACTGACGTTTGATGAAGCGCGTAAATACACAGAACTGACGCCAAATGATGAATTGGATGATTCCTATTGGACTTGCTCCGCATGGAGCACAGAGGAAAGAGGATGGAAATATACACTTACCGTTGTTTCGCCTTCCGGCTGCTTCATCCGCAATTACTGCAACTACAGTTTCGGTGTTCGCCCAGTTTGTATCTTAAAATCCAATCTCTTTGTATCTAAAACGGAGGAATGAAAATGAAGAAAAATCTGAAATATTTTGAAAATGAATTAAACCGGATCAATAAAGAATTTGCTGAATATAAAAAGCAGCATATGGAAAAACCGGAAATTGGTAAAACGGTAGAAATCGCCGGAATGGAATGGATGATTTTGGACAAGACAGAAAAAGGATATTTTGCCGTTTTGAATGGATTTGATGGAGAAGAAAGAACATTTGATTCAGATTCAAATAACTGGATTTCAAGTAAACTTCGAGAAGAATTAAATACTAAATTCTTGAAAAAGATTGCGGACGAATTAGGAGAGGATGCAGTCGTCGGATTTGATCGTGATTTACTTTCTCTGGATGGTCAGACAGAATACGGACATTGCGAAGATAAGATTTCACTTTTGACTGTGGATGAGTACCGGAAATATCGTAAATTACTGCCGAACATGCCGAAATGGTGGTGGTTGATTACGCCATGGAGTACACCAGTAAATGATTACAATTCAACACTTACCGTTGTTTCGCCTGCCGGCTACGTCGACAACGGTAGCTACTACTACGGTTCCGGGGTTCGCCCAGTTTGTATCTTTTCTTCTTCAATCTTTGAATCAGAGAATGATAAATGATGGCAAATGAAGATTTAAGAGTTATCACAAAAGCGAAGCAATTAGCCAAGCATACGTTAGTTATGACCAGCAATGCACGTAGATATCCAAAGAAATTCAGATTTTCTCTTGTGGATAAAATACAAAATAAAGCCCTGGAAATATATGAAATGCTTTTTGAAGCTAACCGAACAGACATAAAAGATTATAAAAGAGAAAGATTGGAGCTTCAGACAAAAGCAATTACACATTGCGATGAACTTATGTATTTTATAGATCTTTCTTATGAACTGAATATCATAAATTCAGGGAGTATGGAAGCGTGGTCAAAAATGGTCATGGATGTGAAACATATGGCGATTGCTTGGAGGTCAAAAGACAGAAGCAGGTAACAACTTAGGTTATGCGTTGCAATACCGTTGTTTCGCCTTCCGGCTACATCAACAACAATAACTACAACAACAGTAACGGTGTTCGCCCAACCTGGATCACAGGCAGACAGAGTAAGCACAAAGCTGAAATCAGTAAAGATACAAGTAAATGCATAACCTTTCCGGAATGGATAAATATAAAGGAACAAAAACAATGGATAAAGAAATTGTTGCAAATTTTGAGAATTTATATCGTTCTTACAAGAAGGTTAAAAGCGGTAAAAAATTTAACTCAGGAACTGCAAGGTTTTCTAATTTATCTCTTGAAGGCATTCACCTTCTAAAAGAACAGTTGGAAAGCCAAACGTATACCATAAATCCATATAATAAGTTTCAAATCCACGAGCCAAAAGAACGTACAATAGAATCATGTGCATTCAAGGATAAAGTAGTGCAGAGATGCTTTTCCGATTATGTTCTGACTCCGAAGCTTGAAAAAATTCTGATTAAATGGAATACCGCTGGACAACAGGGAAAAGGACAACATATGGCAATGGACGGTTTAAAGGAGCAGATGTTGGATTTCTATGAAAAGAATGGAATAAATGGATGGATTGTAAAATGTGATATTCATAAATATTTTTACAGCATAGATCATGAAATAATGAAAGACGTACTTGACTACTATTTTGATGATGATTTTGCAATCTGGCTGAATCATTTATTTATTGATAGCACAGGAAATCCAGGACTACCATTAGGGAACCAGGTCAACCTGAAATATGCATTGCTACTACTTCATTCGCTAGATCAGATGATAACGATTGAGTTTGGAAATCCATATTATGGACGATATAACGATGATTTTTATGTGTTGTGCAAAACAAAAGACATCGCCAGAGAAATTCTTGAAGCAATTCGAATGATGGTTAAAAGTCTCGGGCTGGAATTGAACCCAAAATCGCAAATTGTACCGTTTCGAATGGGACTGTGTTATCTTGGATTCCACCATTACGTGACTGATGAGGGGAAATATATCAGAAAATTACGTGGTGACAGAAAAAGAAATACTCAGAAAAAGGTTCGTAGATGGGTTCGTGCAGTAAACGAAGAAAAGATGCCAATGAAAAAATTCAACGAAAAATATGGAGCATGTAGGAACCATATGCTTCATGGAAACTGTATTAAATTATGCCACAGTATGGATTTGGAAATTGAAAGGAGAATGAAATGAGATTAATTAGTCAGACAGGAGATCTTGATATCCCATACGAAAATACAGTATTGAGTGTAGCAGGAAATCTTATATTTGCATATGTTCCTATAGTTGGTGAAAAAGGAACAGTCATAGCTAGTTATTCAACAAAGGAAAAAGCTGAGAAAGCAATGAAGGTTCTTCATAAAGTATACGCAGGAATGTTTCTTGCACAAAACGTTGAAATGAGTGATGACGATTACGAGGAATGCGTAAAAATGGCTGCAAGAGGTTTCGGAATCATTAAAACCATGGTCAACAGCCCAGATGTGAAATTCGAACCGGCAAACATTGTGTTCAGATTTCCAAAGGATGATGAAGTATGAAAAGAGTAGACAGTAAGAAAGACTATGAGCAGATAATAACCATTGAGCTTCCGCTTAAACAGCTTAAATTAATGCGAGACAGCATGTGCAAAATAAGCTATGCGGAGCTAGAGGATCTAAATAAAGGAAAAGACATTCCATATGCCTATTCCGATTCACAGAAAACCATAGGTGAAGCTGATGATATCTTAGACGCATAAATGCAATACACGGAAAGTGAGGTGATGCTATTTGTTCATGCGAGTAATTTCAACAGGAAGCACAAAGGGAAATTGTTACGCTTTGCAGTTAAGTACAGGCGAGATTGTTCTTCTTGACTGCGGATGCAAGTATAAAAAAATCCTCAGAGGAATTGGCTACCAGATAAACAATGTTTCCGGTGTACTTCTTTCACATGAACATGGCGATCACACCAAAGCTATTCATGAAATCATGAACGCCGGAATCACGGTCTATACCGGAGCAGAAACAATCAAAAACTTAGGCATAACGGACGGAACTATAAAAGCTGTCACTGAAAAGAAATACTTCAAAATCGGCTCGTTCAGTGCAGTTCCGTTCAGCCTGCCGCATACATCTGCAAATAAAGAGCCGTGCCCGAACTTCGGGTATCTAGTGGAACATGAGGAAATGGGAAAGCTTCTTTACCTGACAGACTTTGAGCATTGCCGGTACAAATTCAAATCAATGGAACTTAATCACTTGGTTATTGGTTGTAATTACTGCGAGGAGCTGATAGATAGAGACAACCCGAAGTGGAAACACCAGATCACAGGACATTGTTCTCTGTCAACTTGTAAGCAATTCATTAAGGAAAATCCCACAGAATCGCTCAAAACGATAACACTGGTACATTTGAGCGGTGATGCTTCAGATGCCGGGAAAATGCTCAAAGAAGTTAAAGAAGTTGTTGGGGATGATGTTCTGGTTCGGGTTGGGCAAGCTGGACTGGAAGTTGATTTGAACTTGTTTCCATTTTGAAAGGAGAAGGGAATATGGAAATGACAGATTGTAGCAAGTGCAGATTCCGTAATTGCTGCACATTAGTCTGGGATTACGGATCGCTGTACTGTAATGATTACGAGGAGGAATAACAGGATGCAGATTCTGATCAATGCTCTGGACAAAATCAAAAAGGAAATCTCTTCAACATCCAGTTTGTACGACAGAGGATGGAATGATGCATTGGAAAAGGCAAAGGAATGTTTCACATCCTATAATCCGGTGATTGAATGGATTCCAACAGAATTAATGTTACCACCGGAGCCAGACGAAGATGTTGATATCGAGGAACTTCCACAGTACACGGTAACAATCAAGGGTGCTGAATGGCCAACATCTCTGAGATACATCGGAAACGGCGAATGGGCAGATGTTGGAGTCGGAAGAGAGATAAAATATACGGTTTCGGCGTGGATGCCGATGCCTAAAGCTTATAAGGAGAAATAGCATGAACAAAGTAATTTTGATCGGTCGATTAGTGAAAGACCCGGACATACGTACCGGAACTAACAACATAACCATTGCCAGATACGCTCTTGCAGTAGAAAGACAGTATCGCAAAGATAATGAACGAAAAGCAGATTTCATAAATTGTGTTGCCCTTGGTAAAAATGGAGATTTTGCTGAAAAATACCTGCATAAGGGAATGAAAATCGCAGTTATCGGCAGCTGGCAGACTGGAAACTATACGGACACTGATGGAAAGAAGATTTACACAAATGACTGTCTGGTAGAAACACATGAGTTTGTGGAAAGCAAGGGTAGAAGCAACCAGCCTGAAAACATCGGTGTAGTTCCACCGTCAGCACCGGAAAGTGACACATTTGTTGAACCGGCTTACGATCCGGATTTACCGTTTAACTAAGGAGTGATTATATGAAACCGATTTTAGAAAAAAGATTCAACTACAAAGGGCATCCATGCGTAGTTTTATTCATGCCCGGAGCGTACCGGTGCGGATATGTTGGAATTCCAAAAGCACATAAGTTAGCCAAGCATGGGGCCAATTTAGATTTAATCAGCTGTCATGGCGGAATCACCTATTCTGAATCTAAGTTGCATTGCTGTGATGATGAGGATACATGGTGGATCGGATTCGACTGTGCACATTTCGGCGACGGATACGACATTGAAACTGCAAAGCAGTATTTCGGAGATGATCCAAACTTTAAAATGAGCTTTTCGATAATGAAAGACCTGTGGGAAAGTACAAATGAAGAGCGTAAGTTCCAGTCGTTAAAAGACGTGCAGGACGGATGCAAAAGAATCGTAGACCAGCTTGAAAGGATGTAGCTTCGGGTGGATTACAAGAAATTCAGACAGGCGAAAGCCATTGAAGCTAGCAATAAGAAGAAACTTCTGAAAGTAAATCCGAAACTGGATGAAGGAACCGGAATATATATACTCTGGCGTACCGAAACCCATGGATATATCGGGCAGTCAGTAAAACTTCTTACCAGACTGGCACAACACATGTCAGGATACGAACAGCATATTGATCGTTCCATGAAAGCACATGGGCTGTATTCGGAAGAGAATAAGAATGGATACAAGATTGATTTCTTTCACTGTCCGGTATCACAGCTTGATGAAAAAGAACGAGAATACATCCAGAAAGCCATTGATGCCGGATGGATTGTGAAAAACAAGACTGGCGGTGGACAGGATGAAGGAAAAGAGAAGATTGCTGATTACCGACCGGCAAAAGGATATCGTGATGGCATTCAACAAGGCAAGAAAGCTCTGGCCCGTGATTTATCACATATCATCGACACCCACCTTCAGATATCTTTGAAACCCGAAAAGCAGAACAACAAAACTTCAATCAAAGCTTTCGAGAAATTCAAGGAAATGCTTGATGAAAGGAACTACGAGAAATGACCATACGTGAAATAAAGAGCAGAAAGCACATGGAATACAAGCAGAATCGTAAAGATATTTATTATTTCATCGTAAAATACGAAAAACGCAAAGGCAAAATGCCACAGGTTAAAACGATAGCTGAGGAATTGGACTTAAGCCCCAGTGCAGTTCAGAGACATTTACGTCAGTTTGCGGATGATGGACTGATTGAATTTTCGGGGAGCAATTCTCACAGAAAATACCGGCTGGTAAGAAAGAACGAAAGATGAAGCTTTACGATCTGTACACCTTAGATGGGATGTTCGTAGATACGCTTACCCGGAAAGAAGCCGTTGAGATGTTCAGCCTTTCCGGGTGGGGCTTCAAATCAAAAATAGACTACAGAGAACCTATCAATGGTGAATATTACCTGGATGATTCGGAAGACGATATCACTGTTAGAAAGCACAAGGACAAAGACATGCTTGCACAGTTTGACTTACTCACATCGAAGTTGAGAAAAATATTAAAAGTGGAGGGAAAATAATGGCAGAGAATTGCAATGAATGTAGTATCGCATGGATACGTGGAAGTGATTATGCTGAGATATCGGCGTACAACGGAAGTACTTTAAAGAATCGGACGCTTAAACTGAAAGAAGAAAACCCGGAAGATGTGAAGATTATCGCAATCAACAAAGATGGCTCGATTTTCGCTCATGTTCCGAGAAAATACGTGCCAAATTTACGAGCCCCGAGAAAACTGACAGAAGAGCAGAGGGCAGAACTGGTCGAACGAGGAAAGAACATGTCGAAATGGAAAGTAACTGATGTAGAAGAAACATCAGATTTCGATTTTGACGATGAGGATGAAGAAATCCTCGATGGTAAAGATAAAATCGGTTTTTAGGAGAAGAAATGAGAGTAGATGTTCAGATGAGGAATAATTCTATAACGATTCAAGAATTGAGAGTGTATCTGGCAGAAAGGTACGGGATCCGCAAAGGAAACCGTATCAAGTACACAGAACGCGGAGATGAAAAAGTGGAACACATTTATGAGGTCGATGCGATTTATCCGCATTGTGTGTTGCTGCGAGATATTTTCGATAACACAAGGATTTGCCCGTGTTACGGAAAATTAAGAATGATGTTGAATGAAATTGAATAAGAATCTGGTTAAGAAAATGGGAGTTTAAAATGAAATTTATAGATTTTTTCGCAGGAATCGGAGGATTTCGCAGGAGAATGGAGTTAGCAGGGCATGAATGCGTTGGCTTTTGCGAATTCGATAAATTTGCTACTGCGAGTTACATCTCAATGCACTTACTGACAGAAGAGCAGCGAAAGACATTGGAAGATATTCCTATCAAGAAAAGACAGAAAGAAATATTAAAGGAGGAATACAGAAATGGAGAATGGTATGCAAATGACATTCGAAGAGTGTATGCCGGAGACATTCCAAAAGCCGACTGCTGGTGCTTCGGATTCCCTTGTCAAGACATATCCGTTGCAGGAAAACAAGCCGGATTTCAAGGAAACCGTTCAAGCCTGTTTTTCAGAGTTATGTACCTTGTCGGACAGCTCAAAGAAGAAGATAAACCCACTTACCTTTTCGTTGAGAACGTTAAAAATTTGCTTAGTGTTAATGGAGGATGGGATTTCGCCAGACTGCTCATTGAAATAGATCAGTGGGGGTATGATGCAGAATGGCAGGTGCTCAACTCCAAAGATTTCGGAGTGCCGCAAAACCGGGAAAGATGTTTTATTATCGGACATCTTAGAGGGAGAAGTACCGCAAAAGTATTTCCTATCGAAGGAACAGACGGAAAAAATAGTGTTCAAATAATTGCGCACAAAGACGGATATAGAAGAAATACGCAAGTGTTTGCACCTGATGGAATTACCGAGGCTCTTGATACTGGACAAGGTGGCGGAAGAGGACATCATGTAGCATTGCCGTGTTTTATCCTCTTCTAGCAAGAAGACTCCAACCTCTAAGGTGGGAGATGAATTGCGTCTGTTACCTACTTGATAGAGTATCCTAATCATAGTATAGTATATTTAGTCGAATAATAAAAATTAAAATACAATAAATTTAGATAATAACGCATATTTAGCATTCTTACTATACTATCATCTTGTGCTTGTGGTCGAGTATCGTAGATGATTTTTCTAGGAAAAGGAAGTGGCATGGTGGCAAACAGAGCATATAAATTCAGAATATATCCCAATGATGAGCAGAAGATTTTGTTTGCTAAGACTTTTGGATGTGTGAGAATGGTATATAATCATTGGCTTGATAGAAAAATCAGGCAGTATGAGGAGAATAAGACCAATGTAACATATACTATTTGTGCAAAAGAAATGGCTGCAATGAAGAAAACGGAAGAATACGGATTTTTAAAGGAAGTAGATAGTATCGCATTACAACAATCGCTCAGGCACCTTGATACGGCATTTCAGAACTTTTTCAAACAGCCGAAAACAGGTTTTCCACGGTTCAAATCAAAGAAGCGGAATAAAAACAGCTATTCTACGGTCTGCATCAATGGGA